TCTGCTTGTTCGGGTGTCATGCCATTGACAGGGTCAGGCAATGCATCCCAGTTAAGCTTATGCAATGGGACACTACGTGTTTCTTTACTCATGGTGCAGGTGTTTGATAGGCAGCACATGTGCCGTGATTATGATGACGGTATGTGCTAGACGTATAGGTTGTGGAAGCACAAGAAGAAAAGAATGCTACTGCAAAGAGCAGGGCAATGCTGAGCCAAAGAAGGCGCGAGTTTAACTTATAGTTCATGATACAGGGATTAAATAAAGGATTATGGAATTCGGATTCATCTCTACCACATATAGGAGAGAGAGAAGAGCATACCCCCACTCAAGCGTTGTAAGCTTGAATGAGAGTATACACTAATGCCTTCTGTGAGATGTAGTCATTGGTATCGTCAGTAGACATACACTTGGCTATCTCGTCACGTATCTCTTCGAGCTTGGTAAGACGCTCAAGGAGTGCAGCACGAGACTTTACACAGTCAGTTAGGTCACGGTCGAAGTCAGCTTCAATGATGAAGGCTTCTTTGTCAGAGATGATGTCTTGCTTTGTAGCAATCATCTCGTTTACGATGTCAAGATTCCACATGGGTAATAAATTAAGAATGGATGAAAAGGATTATAGTCTGTAGTACAGGTGATGTAGTAAGCCCCAAACAAAGGGTAAATAGCTATGCACACGTCCTGGTAGGCACATGCACATAGCTGTTAGTAGCGTCGAGCTGATGATAGTGTAACGTAAGGGCACCGAAGTGCCCCACAGGTCAGTCGCGTACGATGCCGTACCACTGCTTACCGTCTTCGGTTAGCCATGGTTCGTTAGTTTCGCGGTCCATGTATGGCACGAGCTTCACACCTTCGAGGGCTACAGCTTCCTTGCTGCAGAACTCTGGGTATGAACCACCGTCTTCACGGCACTCAACCCAAGTGCTTGTGACCTGCTCAGCAAGTCCAAAGTGAGACGCCCTAAGAGCATCCACAAACACCAGGTGTGTACCGTTCAACGTTGTGTCATCGAACGACTGAAGAACCAGGTTACCGTTCTCGGTCCTGTTCATAGGGAATAAGGTTAGCTTATCCATGAGTTTGGGGTTTACGTTTGTGCAGGGCAGAATTACCTTGCACAGAGCGGTTGGATAGTTGTATTGGGGGGTATTCAAAGTGCAAGCGAAGGCGGGGAGTAATAATGGGGGTGGTACTCGAACGCATATTTCCGTAACTTTGAGCATGTTAGAGTTCTACCCTAGAAACATACAGCTGCTTGAGCCGTATATTTTTACATTCTACGAGCAGGGTGGGGGTGACTTAGTAGTCATTACAACGACCGGGGGTGTTTATATAACCAGTGACCTAGTGGGGGATGATGCTAACACTATAGCTTTAGACTTACTTAAACAGCACACTAATTAATCTATTATGGAAGGCAAGTACTACACAGATCCTAAGACACGTAAGGCTATTGATTCCTTACTACAGATGAATGCAGCTATTCAAGCGAACATTGGTACTAATAGCAAGTTGGATATTCGTAATCCGGCGGCCGCTGAGCAGCTATGGCATCAGTGGTTAGTTGAGATTAGAGCAATGGACCCCTTTTTCTATAAAGACATTTCGACCACAGAGGAGAAGGAGATGGTGACCAAGAAAATCTATAGTAAGCAACGATTTCGTCAGCAGCAAGCTGGTTCTGTATAATATTCTTATATTTCGGGTAAATATATTGTTATGGAAATTGTCAAGCCCGGGATAGAGTATCGGCTACACAACTTCAAGTCAGAAACTGAGTATCAAACAGTACGCTTCACCGAGAAGACACCTGTTGGTTTCAACCCAGGAACGACCAATGAGGAAGTGGTGTCAATGTTTATCGATCGTCTGTATGCATTACAGGCAAAAAACTTCTCTGTAGAAAACCAATGTTGTATCATCTTACTTAAGCAGGTGAGGGTGCTCTTAAAGAAGCGCTTGAACCGTAAGATTGATCGAGTAAATAAATACCAGGAGAATGCAACTGGAGATTCAAACAAGTAAGAAAAGTTTTATCCGTCATTACCTAGAACTTTTAAATGGTATCTTGAAGCTGACTCCACGTGAGTTGGATTCATTGTTATTGTTCCTAGAGTTCGATGCGGAAGTAGCATGTAGTATGCAGGCACGAAAACATGTGGCAGATGCCATGAGTTTTAAGAGTGTTAGCGTACTCAACAACTATGTAAAGAGTTTAAAAGACAAGCAGGTCATCTACAAAGACGACCACGGAGTGTATCGGTACAATGACATTGTAAAACCCAATGGAAACCTTGACACGCTTAGCTTCAAATTCGTCGTCTCCGAATCCTCTATTCCGCCTGGAATATGAGATGGATTCGCTTGACGTATTGTTTGCCTTTGAGCTTTCTATGGCTGCAGAGCTTGAAGACCAGACTGTCTCGTACAGTACTGAGATTTCTATTGGCGACCACACTTACTCACTTACCTACCTGATATATGCCACGCCCGAGTAAACTGATGGATGAGATTATCCTTGAAATAATTCAAGAGGACGGAGGGACGTACGAGGAAGTATCAGAGGTAGTCATGAGCCAGTTTTCGTTTTTGCGTAAGCACATGGAACACGGAGCATTCAGCACTGTACGGCTACCATATCTCGGCAAGTTTTACGTTAAACCAGGACGACTATCAAGATTAAACCATGCGGTTATTCAGGGAAGAAAGCTTTAAGGTTGTAGTGGATACGGAACTTAGGCTAATACCTGAGTTTAAAGCGTTGCTCAGTAGAGATCGCACCGCAGATAAGAAACAGGCTGTAAAAGAGTTGAGCTTTATCTACTTTTTCCACGACCACAAGTCGCCATATTTTATCTACCCGGAAGACGAGCGGCGCTTACGAGTATCTAATGATACCGGTTTGGGTAAAGATTACAAGCCCGATGAAAAAGTTACTGCTGCTATTGCGAAGTACTTGGAGTTGTCTAAGACTCCGACTATCCAGTCTCTTACATCTATACGTGAGGGTCTGCTTACTAGCAGTAGGCTCATTGATACTTTGCGGGAGCGTATTGAGTCTGCTCTGGCTGATCCTTTGCTGGAAGACATTGACCCTGTTGTTCGGTCCGTTACCCGAATGCTCGAGATTTCTGAAAAGCTCCCAAAGGCGATTGAGAACATCACGTCGCTGGAGGAGAAGGTTAAGAAAGAAGAGTCAAACGAGACGCGGATAAAAGGTGGAGGTAAAAAAGGAATGTTCGAAGACTAATGTTAGCTAATACTCGAGAGTTCAGCCGCAGCGGTCAGCATTTTTTAGAGCACGGGTTCTATTGTGGCGACCCATCGGGCAGTGCTGCATACTTTGAGTACTGGGCAGAGGAGTTACGTCGTTGTAAAAACGGGCACACGGTAGGTGATGTTACCATTACCGGACACCACTACTTCTACTTGAACTACGTACAGATAAAGCTGACTGACAAGGGAAACAAAAAAATTGTGAGCTTCCCTAATTTCTGGGATGGCGATTATGAATACTTCTGGTTGCAGGACATAGCCCGTAACGGGATCAAACCAGAGGATTACAAAAAGCTGAACCTGTCGACTTTCGTAGACCAGGCCCACATGGATGGGAGTCGTCATATGATTGTAGGTAAGGCACGACGTAAGGGATTCTCTTATAAGAATGCTGCACTAGTGACCAACACGTTCAACACGGAACGTAATAGCTATACCCTTCTTTGCGCGTTTGACAAGAAGTATCTATACCCTAAAGGTATCATGGCAATGGTTACTGATAACATGAACTTCATCAACGAGCACACCGGCTGGGCAAAACGTCGGCAGGTAGTAGACAAGCAAAACCACCGCCGCGCTAGTTACATGGAATACATGTCTGGGCAGCAGGTAGAGAAAGGCTACAAGTCTGAGGTTGAGGCGATTACGTTTAAAGACAACCCAGATGCAGCGCGTGGTAAAGATGCAAGCATTGTAATCTTTGAGGAGTGCGGGGCATTTGATAATCTCAAAGCGTCTTACCTAGCTACTAAGCCTACTGTAGAAGATGGAGGTATTACTACGGGACAGATGATTCTGTTTGGTACTGGTGGTGATATGGCTGGAGGCACGATTGACTTCGAGTCTATGTTCTACAACCCAGAGGCATACAATCTTCTACCTATCTCGAACATTTGGGACGAAGGCGCAGACCATACCAACTGCGGTTACTTCTTTCCTTCATTCATTAACAAAATTGGGCACATGGATGCTAGCGGCAATAGCGATGTTGCTGGAGCTAAACAGTCTGAGGAGGCAAAGCGAGAGCAAATTAAACGGGATGCTAAAGATGCAGGCGTACTAGATAAGCATATTACCGAGTATCCATTTACACCTAAGGAGGCTTTCTTACAGCACTCTAGTAATATCTTCCCTACTGCTACTCTAATGGATTGGCGCAACGAGCTTATGCGTAGCGGTATGTACAAGTCTCTAGCTGTAGCAGGACACTTAGTGCAAACTAAAGATGGCGTCAAGCTTAAACCAGACGATCGGTTACGCCCTGTACTTAAATTCCCTACACAACGCGGGGATGATACTACAGGATGTGTAGTTATGTACCAATCGCCTTACCAAGAAAACGGAGAGGTTCCCCGAGATTTGTACATTATTGCGCACGACCCCTATGCCCAAGATGGGAAGGGGCAATCTTTAGGCGCAGCATATGTCCTAAAGCGTGTTAATCCGTACAGCCAACCAGACGATATGATCGTTGCTAGTTATATAGGAAGACCAGATACGCAGGATGAATACAACAATACCCTATTTTTGTTGTCAAAGTATTATAATGCTCGTATAGGATTTGAGAATGACCGAGGTGAAATTATTCCCTTTGCCAAACGTCATAAATTAATGCAGCAACTATTACCAGAGGTGGAAATCTTTGATAAGACAGATAACGTTCGGATACGTAAGCTAGGCCGCAGTTACGGCATGAGCATGGGTAGTAAAGAGCGCAAAGGGCAAGCAGAAATATACTTACGGGACTGGCTAAAAACCCCTAGAGGTCGTGGCGAGTCGGGAGAAATCAAGCTAAATCTACACCAAATATACGATATTGCGTTAATAGATGAGCTAGTAAAGTACAACCGCCGGGGCAACTTTGACCGGGTGTCAGCACTTATGGTAGGCATGTTCCACTTAAAGGACTTGCATTCTAGAGAAGTTAAGGTAGTAGAGCAAGCATCTAATAACACATTCTTCGACCGAGCCTTCTTTTCATAAAATAATATCTGATGACCCAGATCCCTAAACAAAAAATTGCTAGATCACGCAAGTCTAAAGACTGGGCACAGGATTGTATCCGCGCGTTTATCAATCGCTCTTCCTTCAGTACTAGCACAAAACATACGCTACAAACGTATTACGAAGCTTACAATGGTAATCTACGAGAAGCCGACTATAACTATGTAACTAATCCTTATAATAGTGAAGCGTGGGCAAAGAAAAACTTTCCTGCGCGTCTGCGTAATTACAATATCTTAAAACCTATTGTAGATCTGCTGCTTGGAGAAAAAGCAAAACGCCCTCTTGCGTATCAAGTCGTGGTTCGTAATAGCGATATCGAATCCCGCTTTGATAAGTTTAGGCAGGGGGAATTTAAAAAGTATTTAGAACAAATTTTTGTAAATGCTGCAAATGAGGCAGGCATGCCGACAGGACAGGAGTCAGCAGAAATGCCTGCACCCGAGGAGTACATGGAAGAAGTATTTGCAAACTATAGAGATTCCCGCGCTATTATAGGTCAAGAGGTTTTAAACTACTTATTTGACTGGCTTGGTATGGAAGACCAGATTCAAAAAATGTTTTTTGATTGGCTTGTTGCTGGCGAGTGTTACTCTTACAAAGATGTTTGCATGAACGACGTTAGTTATGACGTTGTATCTCCTTTAGACATTGATTTTGAAAAAGGTCCAGATGTAGAATATATTGAAGATGCCGATTGGGTAGTTCGACGTCAGGTAATGAGTGTCAACCAAGTCGTTGATAGGTTTTACGATGTTTTAAGCCCAAAGGATATTGACCGCTTGGAAGCCCCTCATGGAAAATATCGAGATAGTTATGGCGGCGCCCAAAGTATGTTTATTAATAAACCTGAGGATGACGAGTCTGATCGTATGCTCGAAGTACTACACGTTTGCTGGAAGTCTTTTTCCCGTGTAGGTATTCTAAGCTATACAGATGACTTGGGGCAATCTCAAGAGATGGTTGTAGACGAGACTTACAAGACATCAGAAAATGAGGAGATTAAATATTACTGGGTAAACGAGGTTTGGGAAGGTTACCAAATTGACAAAGACATTTATGTATCTCACCAACCACACCCGGTGCAGAGAAATGAAATGAATAATTTGTCGGTATGCAAGCTGCCTTATAATGGGAGAGTTTACAGTAACCGGCATAGCGATAACATAAGTGTTATTAGCATGGGACTGCCGTACCAAGTCCTGTACAACGTTTTTCACTACCGCCTAGAACTGTCTATTGCTAAAAACAAAGACAAGATTATGCTTATGGAGATGAACACAATCCCAAAGCGTCATGGCTGGGACGAAGAAAAGTTTATGTATTACGCAGATGCAATGGGGTACGCATTTATTGACTCTACTGCAGAAGGCAAGAACAACGAACGTGTAACATTTAATCAATACCAGGTACTTGACATGTCTTTGGGTCAGTACATCGCTGCACAGTTTCAGTTGTTACAGGCTATTAAGGCTGAGTGGGAGGAAAATATTGGAGTTTCACGTCAACGTAAGGGGCAAGTAAAAACCTCTGATGGGGTGGGGGCTACTGAACGCGCTGTTTTCCAGTCATCCGTTATTTCAGAAGAAATATTTAGACGTTTTGAAACTTTCTTGGAGCGGGAATATGCAGGACTTATAGACACTAGTAAGATTGCTTGGCGGGAGGGCAAGAAGATGTCCTATGTAACCAGCGATTTACGTACGGCCCTAGTTAGCATTGACCCCGAAGAGTACCAGGAAGCGGAATACGGGGTGTTTGTCAAAAACAACAGCCGCGAACAAGACAAGCTAAATCAAATTAAGTCTTTGACTATGGCATTTGCGCAAAATGGTCAGCAACCGTCTACGATTGCAGAGATTTTAGACAGCAATAACTTTAGCCAGATTAAAAAGTTGATGTCGGAAGTAGATCAAAAGCAAAAGGAAATGCAAGAGCAGGCTAGCCAAATGCAGCAGCAGCAGGTTCAAGGGCAAATGCAAGCACAAGCTCAAATGAAGCAGGAAGAGCAAGCATTCGAAGCTGATCAGAATGAAAAAGACCGTTTAGTAAAGCTTGAAATAAAGAAGATGGAAGTTGCTTCAAAACTTACTACTGACGCAGATGGAAACGGTCGTAGGGATGAAATTGACAAGGCTCGGTTAGATGTAGAAAAGGAAAAAATCAACCTGCAGAGGCAAAAAGGTTGATATTAATAAAACCAAAGAATATTAATTAGAATCCGTCATATAATTCGGTATATAAAATACTTTTGTAAAGATGAGTGAAGAAAAATCATTAGACCTGAGCCAAGTAAGCGTAGCAAACTTGCTCAACAACGAGGCCCCCACAGCTATCCCGGAGCCTGAAGTAGAAGAAGCCCCAGAAACTGTTGAAGAAGACCCTGCTGCTGAAGTTGCAGAAGAGGTTGTGGCTGAAGCAGAAGAAAGCTCTGTAGAAGAAGCAGAAACGCCTGATGCGGTAGAATCTGCTCAGGAAGAACCTGCAGATACTGAAGATGACCCAAGTGTTATAGAGGTATTGCGTTCTAAGATGGGATACGAAGTGGAAGGCGAGTTTGCAGAGGACTACGACGGTGTAGCAAAATTTGCTGGTGCTGTTGCAGAAGAAATTGCAAAAGAACAGCTGGACACAGTGTTTTCACAGTTCCCAGATGTAGAACAGTACTTGCAGTATCGCTATAATGGTGGAGACCCTAAACAGTATTTTCAAGCCACAGCACCTGTAGTAGATTACAGTGCGGTAGAAATTACAGATGAAAACGTTTCTATTCAAAGAGCTGTTGTACAAGAGTTTTTGCAACGCTCTGGCTATACCGGAGAGGAGGTAACTGAAACTGTACAAGAGTATCTAGATGCGGGCATTCTACAGCGTCAGGCAAATAGAAGCTTGGGAAAGCTGCAGCAAATGCAGGAAAAGGAAGCTGTTGAAGTTGTTGCTAAACAAAAAGCAGAAGCTGAACAACATCGAGAGCAAGTTCAAAATCAATGGACCTCTATTAAAGGGACTATTGATAAAGGAAGTGTAAAAGGATTTGAAATTCCTACCTCTGATCGCAAGAAATTTTATTCTTGGATGAGTGAGGCTGTAGATAAACAAGGACGTACACAACGTCTTGTAGATAGAGAGCAAATGGACATGGAGACCCAAGTTGCTATGGAGTACTTGTTGTGGAAGAAATTCGACCTCAACAAGCTAGTATCCTCTACTAAGAATACTAAGAAGGCACAGAATCTTAAGCAAAAGTTGCAACAGAAACAACCCGCTTCACAGCGGATGAAAGGAGGTAAGTCTTCTTTCAAAGCACCAAAGAAATTACCCTCGTTGAAAGATCTTTTGTAACCCTTAATAATTAGTTTAAATCATGTCTGCTGACAACATTAAAAAGCTTCGTTTATACGAAGACACGTTCAACAGTTCCTCGATGACTGATGAGAATAGCCTTGCTGCTGCTCTCCTCACTCAACCCGACGTGCTGTCCCCTGTAATTACTCATCTCTCCGGCCAGGAAGACAAGCGATTCCCGCTTTCTTACTTGACTGAGGGCATGGGTGCAACTAAGTACATCAACGATATTGAGTACGATTACCCAGTGATGGGCCGTATGAACAAAGCGTTAGAATGCTTGGATCAAACTGGTACTGGTGCTAACCACACGCGTATTAAGTTAGTGTTTAACGAGCGATGGTTCGTTCGCCAATACATCCTTGAGGCTCCAGATGGAACTCAAGTACGTGTAATGGACGATCCTACTCCTGTAGCTAATGGCTATGAGTATAGCGTCCAACTCGTTGCATCTGACGGTGTTGGTGTAACCGCTACTGCTTTTGAAAACAAGATGTTTGTTCAATTGTACGCTCCGGCTGCAATGAGCGGATCTCGTGGAAACGAAAGCCACTGGGTTGCTCCATCTAAAATGCGTAATCAAATCAGCTTGATTCGTAAGTCTTACGCATACGAAGGCAACATGCCTGACCGTGTAGTGAACTTCGAATTCAATGTTGGTGGACGCTCTACTAACCTTTGGTATGACTTTGAGGAGTACCAGCACATGTTGCGTTGGAAGGAAGAGACTGAATATGCATTGTGGTATAGCCAGTACAACCGTGACGCTAACGGACTCATCCACATGAAGGATGATAACGGTAAGCCGATCTCTCTTGGTTCTGGTGTATTCGAGCAGATTCCTAACGTGGATACCTACTCTGAGTTGACTACTGCTAAGATTAAGTCTGTTGTACGGGATGCTTTGTATGGAGCAACTGATGCACAGCAGATGAACATCGTATTGTTCACTGGTATTGGTGGAATGGAAGAGTTTGATAATGCTATGAAGTCTGAGATTACTGCAGGCTCTTACATTAAGAACACTGACCCAGCTAGCTTTATCAGCGGTTCTGGTAGCAACTTGCAGTTGGGTGGATACTTCACTTCATACCAGCACATTGATGGGCATACAATCACTGTTCGCCACTTGCCTCTGTTTGACCACGGAGCACGTGCTATGAATAGCGATCGTCACCCAGTGACTGGTCTTCCTTTGGAATCTTACCGCATGTGTTTCCTCGATATGAGCACATATGATGGTGAGGCTAATGTTCAGTACATTTCTCGTAAGGGACGTGAGTTGATGCGTTGGGCTGTTGCAGGTGCTTCTGTACCTCCAGGGTTCGGCGGAAACGCTCTCCGTGCTACTGACGTTGACGGTTCTTCTGTACACTTCATGAAGGAGTGTGGCATTGCGATCCGTCGTGCTACGAATTGCTTGCTCTTGGACTGCACCAAGTCGTAAGTGGTATTTTGGTTAGGATTGGGGGAGGTGTGTTGCCTCCCCCTTTTCTTTTTTAATTAGAAACTCAATAGATAAAATAGATATGTCTTCACACCTCATCACAATTAACCGTCGACCTAACTCGACAAACCTGCCCAATGAAATTTATACCGAGTCCAAGCGTAAGATTGGCTCAGTATTTACTAGCGGCGGAGATATTATTAGAGGATTGACTTTTGCTGAGCAGAAGCAATACCTCCCTGAAATTTTAGGCCTTAGTCCGGCAGATCCAGAATTTAGCCGTAAGTGCCGAGAGTACTACCTGAATCTTACGGTAGATATTCCTATGGCAGGACTAGACCTTGAAGTAGGACTTGACGAAGAGGGTCACCCTCTGAACGTTCTAGACTTTATTAAATACAAGTTTGCTCTTGCTCACCCTTTTGTCGTGTCTGACGAAGAACAGGTAAACGGCAGCAAGCGTATTCAGTACTTTATTAGCGACGGTCGCAAGGAGTTAGAAGAAGCCAGCGCAAACTTAGTTATCCGCAAAGACGCGTATAAGGAGTTTATCAAGCTTACTGATAACGAAGACCGAATGAATATGGTTCTTCATGTGTACTCTTACAATCCTGGTAAAATGACCAAGGATGAGAAAGAATTGCAATTAGAAGAACTTCAAGAAGATAATCCTCTTTATTTTCTCGATATTTGCAAAGACAAGAATTTGGCACTTACAGCCCTCATCAACGAGGCTCTTAGTGCAGAGGCCCTTCGTAAAGTAGGCAACAGTATTCTAGACGGTGATATCACCTTAGGAGATTCTATGGAAGCTGCTGTTATCTTCCTGAAGGATAAGAAAAATTCAAACGTTTTGACGGCAATTAAAGCCAAGCTAAAGGCTTTCGCATGACATGACTGTTCAAGAGATGCACTATGCTGTGGACCAGGGGTTACAAAAAGTAGCCTCTTCGGTTTATGATTACTTCTTACCTGAAGAGGTTGACTTCTGGTTAAACCGGGCGCAGGAAAGATATATTAAGCAGCGTCTCTACAAACAGACTGATCCGAAGAAAGTAGGCTTTGAAGGCAACGTAAAGCGTATGGACGACTTACGTATGCTTATTACAGTAGACTATGAAGATGGGGTAGTACCAAGTGCTGGTACTACTGACAACCCCATAGACTTTGTAAACTTTGACTTGCCAATCGACTATATGTTCCTCGTCAATGCTCGCGTGCAATTTCACGTGAACCATTGCGGGGTTCAAGTCGGTACTGCAGACCCTTTGGTTGTCAGGGATTTAAGAATTGTTGAGCAAGACAAAGTATACCAGCAGCTTCAAAATCCCTTTGGTAAAACCAAAGCAGAGGCACCTGTAGCAGTTGTCTTTGATGATAACGTTAGGGTCTTCCAAGAGCGAGAAAAGTTTATATTAAAAACACTGCGACTAGATTACTTGCGGGTACCTGTTGACATTACCCTCTCAACTAGCGTAGATTGCGAGCTAGCAGAGCACACGCACCACGAGATTGTAGATCTCACGGTGAAAAGCATCATCGAGGCCATAGAGTCGCCACGATACCAGACTACTTCTATCGAACAACAACAATCCGAGTAATGAATAATCTTATCTCTACGCTTGTAGTAGAAGCCCTTGATTCGGGTACTGCCCAAGCCGCTATCCATGCTACTTCAGTAGCGAACTCTGCTTCCACAGGAAAGCTTGCTATTCAAGTTGACGGTGCTTTTGCAGCTGGTAATGCTTCTGCAGCCGGTGCTAATGCTTTAATCAAGCTCAGTGCTGCTACTGTAATGTCTAACGGTACTACTTCAGTAGTTTCTTCTTCTGAGTTTAAGAAAGGCGACATCCTTTCTTCTAACTATTCTGCTGCTGTTGCTCCGGCTGATGCTACTTCTAGCATTGACTTTAGCGCAGTATCTGCTGCAAATAAGTTGGGAGGACAGATTTTCGTACGCTTCGAGCGTAAGGATGGTAAAGGAATTAATGACTCTGAAACCTTTTCTGGCGAAACTGTAGCTCAAGTGGTTGCAGCTTTTGCAGCTCGAAAAGGTAACCGAACTACCGAGTTCGACAACTTGACTCTTTCCGATGCAGGATCAGATGTCTTAAACATTGTTGTTGACGCACGAGCTGCAGAGAGCGCTTTGCACATTAGTGCAAATGATGGTGCTGCGGTCACTCGCTCTTTCCCAGCAAATGATCAAGGTTCTTTGACTATTGCAAAAGGCTTAGAGAAGTCTGGTTTTATTTCTATGGGTGCATACAATCAGTATGGCTTTCCTATCGTAGTTCCAGAAAGCTCTACTGTAGCTGGTCAGGACTACGGAATCTACACTATCGAACTTCGCAAGAAAGTAGGAGGTCGTTTTGTATTTGAAACGATTAAAGTCTTGATTCAAGACGATGAGGCTAGCGTACAAAAGACTGTTACGTTTATTGAAAACGTTCTCGGGTTGTCTGCTGCTGATTTGACTGTACCTACAGCGTTGACTAGCATTACATATGTTGTTTCTCTTGCTGATGGTACAGCAGTTACTGCAGCGGATGTCAGTGACGCCGATCCATTCTTCGTCAAGATTGTTGGCGCAGAAGTAGGAACAACACTTGTTGTTACACTGGCTTCAGGTGGAGCTGAAGCAACGGTTACAGAAGAATTTGCTGTAACCGCTACCACTCAATCTTTTGCTATCACTGCTGCTAATGCTGGCGACTATGCCGCAGGCGTGACTCTTACTCTTGATGGCAAGTTGAGAGACTCTAATAATAACTTAAGCGCTACTGCTTCTACTGGCGATACGCTTCTTACCGCTGAATAATACCCTTAATTTTTCTTACCATGTCTCATACTAAACACGTATTTGTCGTCAATAATGCAGACGGCACTGGAATGCAAACTACCGAAGCCTCTCTTGGTGCTAATGACCTCGGAGTGTACGATAACGATGCGTTTCAAACAAGTATCGCAGCTTTGGACGCTGGCGATACTTTCCAACTGGCTAACTCCCAGTACTCTTCTCCTCGGTTGAAGTTCAACGATATCGTTAAAGTCGTTGATATTGACGGTACTAATGGTACTGCTCAAGTCAACACTGTGACTGTTGCTTTGGATAGCGGCCGTGCAGAGATTAAGCTCATCGATGTAACTGACGGACGCGAAAAGTTCTCTATTGCTACTTTCGAAGCTTCTGGCACTGTTGTAAATGATGTAGCTACTGCTTTGCGGGCTGCAATCAATGGTTCTACTCGGGATGTCTTTAAAGACGTAGAAGCTACTGGTTCAACTAACTCTGTAGTTATTACTGCTCCAAAGAATGTAGTATTGCGTGTGGCATGTAATGATGCTAGCTCTACTGCTCAGACAACTGCTCCAGTTCTTTCTGTTGGTACTGTAGCTGACGTAAACGCTGAGTTCGAAGATGCTCTTCCATTCCAGGGAGTGACTAACATCGCAGGACCAAACGTTGTCAAGCCTGCAAGCAATGCTGCTGGTCAATACGATCGTTTGAGCATCTATGTTGAAGCTGAAGTTGGCGCACGTTCTGATATGCACGAAATTGCAGTCTACTTTAAGTCAGACAACAATGAAATCGCAGCAAACTTGGCGACAGTCTTTGGATTCACTACTGCTACTACTCAATCGTAATAGCTAACCTATGGCTGCTAAAACTGGATACTGGAGAATTACTACAAAGGCTATTGCAGGCGCAGTAAACTTTGTATTGTACGATCACTTACCTAATGGAACTGCACGAACAAACTTAGATGTCAAAGTGCAGATTCCTGGTAAGACGGCTTACTTGGATTTGACAGAAGCAGACCTTGGCAGTTATGATGCGGCTAATCCGCATTCCTTTACTTTAGATATCGCACCGGGGGATGTTGCAGATGAAACTGCAGCATCCTTCCGGGACGGTATTTACAAATTTAAAATCGTGTACGAAATCGGTGCTGATACCTACACGTTCGAGGAATACTTCCTACACATTCCTGTAATTGATAAGTGCATTAGCGACAAACTTGATACATATCTTAAGAGTATGTGCAACTTGTGCAAAGAGCAAAAGCAATTACAGACCCTTCAAGAGCTTGTAACCATCCGGCAAGGGGTTCTGCTTGACATTGGCCTTGCGACTCCACCAGATGCTAGGGTTACAAGCGCTAACGAAAAGATTACCTTGCTAGACAATATCTGCAAGGGCAATGGCTGCACTTGCGTATGCGGCTGTTAAAATGAAAATCAATCCAAAAGACTACCTAAGCAATTTTGCTCGAAAGACTGCTCTCAATGAAATATGGGAGTTTGGACGAGAGTTAAAGGTTTATCTCAAAAGAGTTCTTTTTGGGTTAGATCGTGATTGCGCACGTCGGGATTATTTTATTGGAACGCAGATTTACCAAGCTGAGGATCTCGCTATCGTCCAAGAAGATGGCTACTCAGGTTTTGAAAATTATGACGATGATATGCCAGGGGCTTCCTATTCTATTGCAGGATTGCGTCAAATTGCGGGCATTAAATTTTCAGGAACTGCCGGTATGCAATACCAAGTTGGCGGCAACTGGTCGCAACCATTTGCAGTAATAGATGAAACTACTGATGGGCACCAAAATGCGGTGTATGCAGATGGCACCGCGCTTATTGCAAAGTATTATGGAACGTCAGACTACACGGGTTCTTCTGTTGTAGGCACTAATCCAATTACCTTAACAAGTAATGCGGCTAGTGCGACTACACTTGTTGCGCCAGCGGGCATGACTTTTAATCCGGCTTATGTAGATATGACTCCTGTCACACGGGCAAGAAACGGAGTTCTGTACCGTGCTCCTGGGACAACAGACTCGACACTTTTTGCTGCAATCTTTAATACTTCTCCTTTAACGCCTAATATCAAACCTTTCTTTGCTTATTACGATGATGGGGCGGCACAGAATGCGAGTATTACAATTCAGTTTGTGTTTAACTCGGGTATTACAGCTTCAGATTACACTGCAAAGATTCAAGTGATACAAGCGGTAAGCAACAGCGTTCCTTTAAGCATGGACTTAAATGCTACTCATACTGTACAGGCCCAAGGTACTGAGTTGCCTACAAGCATTACGTTTACTAAAGATAACGTAAGTTCAAATGTGCAGCATCCTCTATTTATTGAGATTTCTAATATCACTTTAGTATAATATGGACATTCTTGCATTAGTTAAACAGTATTGCAAGAATCACCGAAATGAGACACACGCACGTATCGCTTCGCTGATTCTTGAAGAGAATCCGAAAGTTGAATACAGCCATAGGCATATCCGCCGTTTAGTTTCAGAAGAGCGGAAACCCAAAGCTTCGGTATCTCAAGACATTACTCCAGACCAAGCGTGCTACACGTATAAAGGAGAGGAGCCTATCCATTCTTTAGAAGAGGCTTTGAAATACTTCCAAGTAGATCTTTCTAAATGGGAGGTATCTCGGTATACCTGCAACAGCTGGGAAGCTCAGACGAAGCAAGGTCCGGTTACCATGCATCAGGTCAAGATGCATTTAGATAAGAAAAAGGAAGAGGTCGACTTAACAGGGCTTATTGATGATTTGAGGGAGACTCTTGACGGGTTTCAAATCAATCGAGGACCTGGAAGCAATACAGCTGTTCTCGCTCTCTCAGACTTCCATATAGGCGCTAAAGTGGAGGCTATGGGCAATACCCCTGTATTTGATGTAAAGACGGTTATAAGCCGCTTACAAGAAGTCGCTACTCAAGTAAACCAGAAACAGTATGAAGACGTTTATGTCTGCTTGCTAGGAGACTTCATTGAATCATTTACCGGGTTGAATCACCAATCGACCTGGCACGAGTTAGAGGAGAAAGGCCACGGCACTAACGTAATCATCCTAGCCTACAACATTATCCGCAGATTCCTAACTAGCCTTGATAATGTAGCAGGGGTCTATATCGTTAGTGGTAACCATGATAGGGTTACAATGAAGATGGAAGGAGACCCTTATGGTTCAGTAGCAGGACTGCTTGCTTTTATGCTGCAGGAAAACACACCGTTGGATATAAGGCACAATGCCGTACTTTTGGGAGTAGAGATAGATAGTATCTATTACATCCTTACACACAACCATCTGGGTGTTTCTAAGGGTGATTTAGGAAAGGCTTTTTGGGAGCATGGACAGCAAGGCGTATACAACGTTATGCTAGGCGGTCACTGGCACTCACGGAAAGGAAAGCGGGTCTATACCACTATAGACGAGAAACAAGTTGATCAAGCAAACTACCGGCAGCTAGCAGTTGCTCCTTTGTTTACGGGTAATTTTTACTCAGAAAGCAACGGGTGGAATAGCTCTGCAGGTTATACTGTAATTGTAAATAACGGACAGGGGAAACCCAATGTCTTTGAATATGTACTATCGTAATGGCTGCAGGCAGATACAACTTTATCGTGGAGCAAGGCACTCAGCATGAGGTGACCTTTCGTTACAAAAACACTGCCGGAGCAGGGATTGCTCTTACTGGGTATAGGGCACGTATGTCTGTTAAAGATCACATTACAGATACCGACTTTGTCTACCGCGCTACTAGCAACACAACTGCGGATGATGAGACTGGGTTTGTACAACACTTCGCTATAGGCGGAGCGCAAGGAACTCCAACAACGGCAGGGTTTTTCACTCTGACTATTCCTACTGGAACTACTACTGCTTTTTCATTCGGGCAAGGAGTATACGATTTAGAGCTTGTAGATACTAATGGAGTCGTTACTCGGCTTTTAGAAGGCAAGTTTAAGGTTAAGCCTCAAGTTTCTACCTGATGCCTAATACTGTTGAAATATATACTCAAGGCACAACTACTGTTGAAGTAACATCATCGCCATTATCAGTAAACATTACTGAGACAGCTCACACTGTAGAGGTGGCAGCTTTAACACGTGCTGTAGGTAACGCTACTCTTACAGGAGCGATTGATGTAACGAATACTATCGGTGATGCTTTAGCTGGGGGTACCTACGCAGCTGGTACGACTCTAGAAGCGGTAGTAAGAGATCTTATTTCACCTTTCTTGGAACCGGCTTTTGCAAGCTTTAGTTGGTCTGCTACAGGAACTCACCAGGCAAATGGAGAGCAGCTTCTAGTCGAGTGCGGTTTAGCTGCATCGGTTACAGGAGTGACTCTTACATTGACTAATCCAGAGAATTTAAAAAACGGTTCTACTATAAGTGTGACAAATACTAGCACAATACCAAATGCGTCTTTTGTTTCAAGCACGAATATAAATCCTGCGAGTCTTTCCAATCCTTTGACACTTTCTACTTCTTACGTAGTACCTATTCAACCTACTCCTATTGCAAGTACGATAAGTGCCGCAGGGACGTATCTTGGAAACGATGGTTCTGGCTCAGATGTCGCGATTACAAGAAGCACAACTATTGCAGCTCGCAATAGATTGTACGTTATTACCTCTACGGCTACTAACGTGTCAAGTATTTCTTCTCTTTTATCTGGGGCACAGGCTACAGTTCTTTCTACTTTAATTGTAGACCCATCAACTGCAAAACAAAATTTATCAGTAGATTGCACTGCTTCTACTGCAAATTCGAGTAACTTTACATACATTATTATTGCTGGCGCCGGAACTCTTGGCGAGGTAGCGGCAGAAGTAAATGGAAGGGGTGTAGCAGACTACACCGATAGCTGGGTAGCAGACAACAACAGTGGTAGTGGTTTTACCCACACTGTTGGTACAGCAAGTCCCTCATACAAAGTTTATAGAAGCATTCAACCCGGGGCATTCGACTCGGACATTACTTTGAACATCGAAATCTTACATTGATATGGCAATTAAATTTGGCGATACGTTAGAAAATCAAAACTCAGACTTTCCTATTGTAGATCTTACAGGAGGTCATGCTGCGGGTATTGTTTTCCACACCACGTTTAATAATACGGATCTTGGCAACCTTCCTTTAAATAAACGTAAAGACGGGATGCTAGTAGTTGATAAAACTAGTGGCAAGATTTATGTTTGGAAAGGAGGGGATGGCATTACAAACGGTAATGGCTTTGACGATATTACGGACTCAGATTGGGTTATTATCGGTTCTACCCCTGTTGTAACAGCGAACTTAGATGTTCAGCTACCCGCAGGCGCTTCTTTTGGTAGGTTTACAAACGGAGATGAAATTACTGTCAATGCGGATGGAACAAACGCATTGCAGATTATCCAAGATGCTATTACTGGGTTTGTAACTCCCCAAGGTACCATTACATCTAGTGCAAGTACTTTTGCTTTTAGCGAGGTTGCTAGGCCAAACGAAAGCCACACGTTGACTTTCACAGTCAAAAATATGAATCAGAATAGTGTTGCTGGTATAGGTGCAGGTGACGCATTTGCTATTCGCACTATTAATATCCAGCGTAGACAAGGTTCAGCGAGTTTTACTACCATTCAGTCCATTGCTGCGGGAAGTACTGCTTACGGCACCTTTAACAACTTAAATTCTTCAGGAACTCCAACGAATGTATCTTTTTCCTACCCGGATAATGATGTAGATATCGATGCTTCAGAAGGATCAGTAGCCGGTAACTATGATTACCGAATCAGTGTCGTCGCTAATGACAGCGCGGGATCTGCTACTGCAGCGGTATCTGTAGATGAGGAAAGCAACCAAGTTAGTATCACTGATTACGCACCGCCTACCTCTTCAGATACCATCACACGTAATAGTGCTTACTCTGCTCCAACTGGATTCAAGGCTTCCTTAGGAACGACTGACGTTACTTTTGCAGGCACTGGTAACAACTCGAGTAATGCAAACATTCTAGTAGGCGACAACAATCTCGGGGCAAGCTTCACCGTAACGCGTAACAGCCCATTGATTGACCTAGTCTCTTATACAGTCCACCGAGTTGTTGCTGGTGTCGAAACACAAATTACGAACTCTACTAGCAATGTGTCTATTAGCGGAACTGTGTCAGCGGCATCATTTACTGTAACCATTACAGATAACCAGCCAGCTAGTCAGCGAAGTACCGTTAAGTACCGAATCAAAGTAACAGATCAAGAGCAGACTACTCCACTTGACAGCCCACTTTTTACTTACAGGCACTTAGGCTTCCTTGGTTTTAGTGCTAAAGACAACTTGCCTACTGCTAGTGCTAATACTGCTGGAGTTGTTTCAGCAGTGGGTGGGAACGCTGCGTCTTTAGGTTCTACAGGCATTACGGGTCTTAGCACAAGAAAGATTGCAGCCGTTTTAGGAGATGTTCATAATTTTACAAATGCTGGAAACAGTCGGATTGCTTTGAACGCTCCGTCTAATCAATTTTTGTTTATTGCATACCCGGACACTAGCGATTTGTTAACGACGTTCCAAGCAGATGGCGCTTCCCCCACATTAGATTCAGATTTGGCTTGTAGTGAAGCTAACTCGAACACCGCGTTTAGTGAGGCGTTTACTAGTTCAAATATTTCGGTCACGAATGACGCCGGTTTTACTCAAAATTATCTTGTCTACCGCAGCCTTAGCCCTACGGCCTTTAACGGTTCTGTAGTATATACAATCAAATAAGCCATGCCAAAAATTGCATCGATTCTCGCGCATAACAACGCGTTTGCCCCTTCTGTAGATTCGGATACTATTCGGGGTGGTTTCTTAAATGTCCGCGCTACAGCATCAGGCCTAGCGGGTGAATTTGATACTACTGCCGCTCTGCAGGCCGACGGCAACAAACAAGACCTTGTAAAAGAAAAAGGTACTATTGTATATGTTAGTGATCAGACGGACTATTTTATCTTGAATAACAAGTCTGCGTCAGATGTTGCTCCTGGTTCTCCGGGTTCTGGATGGATCTCTTTACGTTCTGCAATTGGTGCAGGTACTGGTTCAAGTAACTTGGCATTGAGTGACTTGAGTGTCGGATCAGATGCGGCAGCTAGTGGTGGTGGGGGCCTTGCCTATAATAATTCTAGTGGCGTTTTTACTTATACTCCACCTGTTTTAACTTCATTTCTAACGAGCAGTGATATTTCTACTTTCATTGCTCTCGGTGATATCAGTGTAGGTAGTGATGCAGCAGCTTCCGGTAGTGGAGGATTATCATATAACAACTCAAGCGGGGTATTTACTTTTACACCTCCAGTTCTATCCAGCTTCCTTACCAGTTCGGACATTTCTACTTTTATTGCGCTTGGCGATATCAGTGTTGGCTCAGACGCGGCCGCTTCCGGCTCCGGCGGATTAGCTTATAACAATTCTAGTGGGGTATTTACTTATACGCCCCCGTCTTTGTCTAGCTTCCTGACAAGCTCAGATATCTCGACATTTATTGCTTTAGGCGATATTTCTGTTGGATCTCCTGCAGCAGCTTCTGGTAGTGGTGGCCTGGCGTACAACAACTCTTCCGGGGTCTTCACATATACCCCGCCATCTTTGACCTCGTTCTTGACAAGCAGCGACATTTCAACCTTTATTGCACTTGGTGATATTAGTGTTGGTTCAAATGCAGCGGCTAGTGGTTCTGGAGGATTAGCGTACAATAATTCGAGTGGTGTCTTTACGTACACCCCACCAAATTTATCGACATTTTTGACATCTTCAGATCTTAGTGGGTATGCTGCGCTTAGTGGTGCTACGTTTACTGGTGCTATTAGTGGTACAAGCTTAACGCTTAGCGGTAACTTGACTGTTGCTGGTACGGTAACACAGTCGAATAGCCAGGAGGTCAACTTCAACGATACACGTCTGCGGTTGAATATTCCAACAGATTTGCTAGATGGCAGCATTGAAAACGTTGGTGCACCGGCTACCGATACAAACGTGGGTATCGAAATCTTCAATGGATCTACTGGTGGCGCATTTTCAAACGGTCCTCTGTGGGTATATAACTACAGCACAGATCACTGGGGCGCAAGTATCCAAGGCAGTGTGACGACATTGGATAATGTAAAAGCGTTTAAGTTCAATGTTACTACATCAAGCTTAGGTGCAGAAGCAGACGCAACAAACGACGTTGCAGACTTGTATGCTACTGCGAATACTGCTCGTTCTAACAATACGAATGTTCGTTCTGTTGGTGCAGTATCTAAGTGTACTATCGATATTACTACTGACTCAAGTGATGACGGCTCTAACTTTGCTCCTGTAGCTGCAGCGGCAAATGGGTATCCTATTCAACATGACTTGGATACGTCTAGCGTCTTTGTATTTGCTCTTAAGACACACCAAGCAGGTGTTGAGGGTACGGGAGGTGTTGCAACCTTGATTGCAGAGCCGCAACCAATTTTCTGCAAGTTCAAAGTACTTACTGCAGGTATTGTCGAGGTAAGTGTGGGGATTACTAAAGAGAACGAGAAGTACGATATTATCGTAATCGGATAAAGCATATATTTGTACCAGTACCAAAAACTTATAGCATGTTACTAAAAGACTGTATTAACGTCTACCAGGCGTTTCAAAAACTTAGCGACAACACCCTTCCACTGAAGACTAGTTGGATGTTAGCGCAAAACATTAACAAGCTCCAGCCGCTTGTAGAGTCGTTCGAGGATTCTCGGCAAAAGTACGTTGCATCGTTGCGTGAAAAAGCCACGACAGATGCAGACGGACAACCAGAAGTCAGTGACGACCTGGCAAATGAGTTTCGCGAAAATGTCGAAGCTCTATTGAATGAGGATCAAAAGGTCCGGCTCAAAAAGGTCACGCTCATTGACGATGGTGAATTGTCGATTGAGCCGAATGTCCTGCTTGCTGCCATGGACTATTTAATCCTCAAGGAAGATGGCAATAAAGCTAGCTGATGTAATTGAACGTTCACACGTTTCTTTTCCCGTAATAGAAGCTCACGATAAAACTATTGTGGGCTTCTATAATGGAGCATCAGGTAATGCCCAGCAACCTTTACAGCTATACTATAATAGCTCGGTAAAGACAAAGCTCTCTTCTGACGGCAGTGCGGGTAATACTGTCAAGCTTACGAGCTTACCTTACGGTGGCGACGGGGGGACAGATACTGCTGGTCCAACGGATGCTCTAGTTATTCCTACCGAGAAGGGCGGCATTCTAACAATGCTGGACGAGAAGCTTCTGACAGATGCTGGAGGTCACCCGTCTCCTACTGACTTTGTATCTGCATACCTTGTTAATGTTGCTAATCAAGGGTCTAATGTGGATTCGGCACGAAGCAGTATTGGCCGTTTATCAGAGTTAGCTCAGCAGTTCAACCGCTATCCCATTGTAACAGGTCAGCAGGCTGTTGCTTTAGGAGACGTTGATGGGGAATCATTTCTTTTTGCGGGATATAGCACAGAGCAAAAATCCTTTAAAGCAATTTCTTTTGCACAAATGATTGCGGGCATTGGTGCTCAGCTGACAACTGACTTAATCAATAACGGCGTTATAACTGACAGTCAAGCGTCAGGTCAAAGTGGTGGTATTGGAGACGTAAATGGTGATGGCTCTGTTTCAACAGCGGACTTGCTCGAGTTCTTGACATCCTTTGGTAATAATTCTACAGGGTTTGAGACTGACTATACTACACTTGTTGATACACCTAGTGACCAGTCTGTCGATAATATTGCAGTAGGAGTAGCACCTGGTGCTTCTTCTCCTTTTGCCGTATCGGACTTATCAAGCTGGAATTATGGTGCAAGTGTTAATATAGCGGGAGAAGCCTATGGGTGGGCTAGTGTTTCTTTTCCTACCAGCGCCGCCAACTTTGTGCGGTTCAATACAATGAACCTTGGCACTGGGAATGAGTTGCTAACGACACATTGGCATGCAAGACGGTTGGTGGTTGATATTTCGACAATGGTAACATTTGATGCGCCGGATGCTATTTACATGATAGTACATGTGATTCTAACGGATGATTCTGGAAATGAGAATACCAATGAATTAATGGTAGTAACTTCCGGCTACCAAGATTTCAACAGCAATAACAACGGCTTCTTTAGCCAAGGTTACTATGGAGGTACTGCAGGAGCGCCAATAGGAGTGCCCATTCCTTGGACGCCGCAAGTGGATTTTAAGACTGAGGGTTTTACGGAGCGCTATCCGGTTGCAACAAACTATGAAAATCACACGTCGGCTTTAGGGGAAGGATTTATGATGAACTATGCGTTTAGTAGTAACGATAATATTAAGAATATGGAGGTTCGTATACACTTTGCAGGTACGAATGGCTCTACAACAGTAGACATTGAGAGTGTCCGCCACCGAATAATTTCAGTGTAATGGAGAACATCAAAATATACGTCGAAAGCGGACAGGTACTTATTCTTAGTGGATCGTCTGCCATTAGTGGCTTGAATACAAGTCTGAGCACGGCCAATCAACCAGTCCGGTTTGCAGCTAATGGAGAGCTTACAGCATCTGTTGTCAACACGAACAATATTAAGGTAGTTACATCTACCGGTCAGATTATCTTAAACGATGTGCCATTTGGAAACGTAAAAGAGAAGAATGGCACTACGGCTATTGGAGCTTCTGCGGTTGCTGTACGGGATAATTTGAACAGCACACACATATTTGGCGCTGCTACTCTAGAGACCAAGCTGGCTACTGAAACGACGAAGATTACGGCACTGGAGAATGCTACGAAGACAGCAACTAACGATCGTGGCATTTTTATTAATGATGCAAAAGGTACTACTCAGAGCCACTTACAGGTTACAGATACGGTAGCAAACCTTCAAGCGGGGGCTACTACGAAAGTAGCGATGACAGATGTTTCGACTGGGCAGGGGTCTATCGAGTATGCAGTACGTGCTGGAGCTAATGGGCAGCAAACATCTGTAACCGCATTGTCGATTGCGGGGGACTCCTCATTCAATAATGCGCTCGTAACTTTTGGAGAGCCGGTTACATTTAGTAATTCGGTGTCTGGTCTTAGCAGCGCTGCTATTCCAAATTTGGCTGCTAGTAAGATTACCTCAGGGACTTTTACCACTGCTCGTATTCCTAGCTTGAATGCCAGTAAAATTGGTTCTGGCACACTGGCTGATGCGCGAGTAGCTGCGTCTAATGTAACCCAGCATCAGGCTTCTCTGACTATTACTGAGAGTCAGATTAGTGATCTAGCCCACTACACAGATGCAAGTGTTAACACACATCTAAATCAAAGTAGCGCTAGTGCTGGGCAGTACTTGAAGTGGACTGGAAGCGACTATGCTTGGGGAACAGTTAGTTCAGGCGGACTAGGTAATGTAGTAGAAGACACCTCTCCGCAACTTGGGGGTCAGCTAGATGCTAACGGGCAGTCCATTGATATGGGCACGAATACTATTACAGACACTAAGGTAGGTCAGTGGGATACAGCCTATGGGTGGGGAGACCACAGCTCTGAGGGCTATTTGACCACGCTAGCGTTTTCTGCTCTTACGGGCAAACCTACTACTCTTGCGGGTTACGGAATTACAGACGCATTGGCAAGTCTAGCGGGAGACACGAGTCCGCAGCTAGGGGGAGCCTTAGATGTTAATGGTAGCATAATCACCAGCAATTCTAATGGTGATGTGACTATAGATCCTGCAGGAACTGGAGCTATTGTCCTTAAGTCTAATGATATTAAGTTTGAGGGCGCGGGTACTGTGACTATGTCCAGCCTTAAATTCTACGAAGCATCAGCACTCGAAGGCAACTATGTGGCTTTAAAGGCACCGCTTTCTATAAGTAGCGATGTCACTTGGACATTACCTGCTGCAGATGGGACAAGCAATCAGGTGATTAAGACTGATGGTTCGGGCACCTTGTCATTTACTACAGTTGTAAATACTCAAAACCCGTTGATGCAGGGTACTGTTTCTATACAACAAGTAGCAGGGCTGTCGGCAAAACTAAAGATTTTCGATAGCGACACAAGTCATGGTGTTGTGCTTCAAGCGCCTGATCTAACTGCCGATGTAACATTTACTCTTCCGGCTACAGACGGCAGCAGTGGGCAGGTACTTAAGACAGACGGGAGTGGTAACCTATCTTTTGTTGCTCAGACGTCTGATACGAATACAAATATTGCCAATACTAGTCTAGCTCTTAATGCAGACCGTACTGTCGACTCAGATGGTAATACACTAACCTTAGACCCAAATGGTGGTGGAGTACGTATTTTGGAAAGTGGGGCTTCAACTCCTTACATAAACTGTGAGCAAGGTAGCCTGGAGCTAAATGGCATTAACTTTCCTGGCTCGGATGGCACGTCCGGACAAGTACTACAGACAAATGGTTCAGGCTCTCTGTCTTTTGCTACAGCATCAGGTGGGGGTGGCATGACTGAAACGCCTTTTGTTTCAATGTCAGGCAGAGCTACATTTGGTTCTGCTGATGAAGAAGAGAGGGTACTAATTGGTACGTCATATGGATGGTCTTTTTATAGTCAAAGTCAAGAGATGGGAGACTGGTCTTCGTCGCAAACAATTGATTCTACTACGCATGGTTTAGCAGCTTATCTAAGAGGGCAAGCCGCACTGCTAATGCCTTCTGATGCAAAGAAGGTAAGAGTAAAAGTTAGCTATCGGGTTCAGAACGGTAATAGTACTGACTTCGGATTCAGCCTATGGTCGGGGCCAGTAGACAATAACTCTACGGCAACCACTAACGTCACCCTGCGCGGGCAATGCGTAACGCAAACTGTAGGCACTAGCAGCATTACTGCATACAAAAAAGAATTCACCACTACCTCATCAATTACTGATGATGCGGTTTTCATGGTTGTAGAACAGCGAGGAGGAGGAGCTGGACTTGCCTCGACTTGTTATGTTTACTACAGCATTCACTTATTTTTAGTTGACTAATGGCACACGTACAAGACCCAAGGCCGGTTGAAAAACTGAAATCTAATGCTACCGTTGCTGAACGGATTGCAAAAATTAATGAGTTGGTAGACCTCGTGAACAGCATGTGGTTTACTGACGACGCAGATCATACAGAATGAAACGACCAGAACATATGAAGCTGGAACTGTACCGTATGAGTACGGGCAAAGACAGCACGCTAGGAACTTTGTTTCTTAGTACAGGTAAAGACAAAAGAAAGTATCTTTGCTTTACATTAGAGGACGAGCATCGTGACGAGAAGGTGATGGCAGAAACGCGCATCCCGGCTGGTGAATACGAGATTAAGCTCAGAGACTTCGGTGGCTACCACCAGAAGTATAGCAGACGTTTTAAGGATATTCACAAAGGAATGTTGTGGCTCCAGGACGTTCCAAATTTTAAGTATATACTGATCCACTGTGGCAATACAGATGAGGACACTGCTGGTTGCTTGCTTACTGGGTATGGGCCAAAGCGAGTATCTGGCGGAGAGTTTGAGTTATACAATAGCACCCAGGCGTATTTTGATGTGTACCCGCCTGTAGCAAACCATCTAGCGGATGGAGGTACCGTAACAATTGAAATCAAAGACTTCGATGAAATTCCAGAACGGTTGGGGTAACCCAAATAAGCATGCAGATAAATTTATCTACAAGCTTCGTATCGGCACTGTTACAGTGTTCGACTTTATTATTGACTTGAGTTCTAAGTTGTACTCAGTTACTTTTTTCAACTTTACAATTAAGTTCTAATGGACAAACTCCGCGACACCAAACTAGGGTCGTGGCTAAAAGAAAAAGCGCCTAAGATTTTTGAGACAGTAGCCGATGCATTACCCGATGCCGGACTCTTAGGTGTAGTAAAGAACCTTGTAAACGCAGACAGTAGCCTTAGCCACGAACAAAAATTAGAGTTCGAACGTCTTGAGCAACAAGAGCGTATTGCTTTAGAGGAAAACGTTACCAAGCGTTGGACAGCAGATGTAGGATCTAAAAGTTGGCTGGCTAGAAATGTCCGTCCTTTAATCGTACTGTCTTTGACATTTATGTTTCTTGTATTCATTCTACTGGATACCCTTGCTCCTGTGGAAGTGCGGGATGCTTGGATTAAGATGTATGAAACTATTCTAATGACTACAATTGGCGGCTACTTTGTAGTGCGCACTGTAGATAAAAATCAGCTGCCATGGCAACGCTAAATGAAATTGTCTATAACATTGCTTTACAAGTAGAGAAAGCAGACGATGCGGTTCTACTTGAGCGGTTGAAGTTTCATGTAGCATATTACCGTGCGCAGTTTATCCGTCAGGATCAAAAGCGTAATCATAGTTTGCCAAGCCAGTTCGTCCAAAAGCTAGACTGCTTAGAGATGGAAGAGGCAAATGCTATGGAGTGCTGCACTGTCGAAGATATTGGATGCACAGTATGGCGAACGAAAAAGACTATCCCGCGCCCAGTACGTATTTACGATGGTAGCGAGTTTGGGTACGTTGGAACAGTAGATTCTAAACAGCCTTACCAGCGCACGACAGGAGTGCAAGCGGAGTATGCAGCCCATAACAAATGGACCTCATCTCAGCCTCGTTACATCTATGCTAACGACCGCATCTATGTTCTTAATACTCGTCCTTCAAAGATTCTATTGAAGGGCATTTTCGAGCAGCCGCAGGACTTAGCAGGGTATACATGCTGCGACAATACTGCAGCATTCTCAGAAGATAAACAGTATCCCATTTCAATGGACATGGTGCAACGCATAACGCAAAGCATTCTTTCTACTGAAATGCAATTAGAAAATAGGCAGAATGACAGCGACGAAGTACAGCTCAGCGAGTAGATATAGCACTAAAGATTCTTATCGCTGGTTTAAAAAGCAGAACCCAGAAACAACGATTACGTATTCGTTGTATAAGCACATTGTTACACGCTTTAATAAACGAGCGTGTGAAATGATTTTAGAAGGGCAGCTATTTAATATGGGTCAAAGGCTTGGTTCTATAAGAATTAAAAAGATACCTCGTACCTTTAACAAGCCTACTATTGATTGGGGTGAAACCAATCGCCTGAAGAAACAGGGGATAAAGAAGCTAGTCTATTACACTGATGATTATTATTATCGTTGGAACTGGGACAAGCATAGGTGTTTGGTAAAAAACAAGAGTGTATACACGTTTGCTCCTACAGCAGGGCAAAGCGGTAATCGGCGTAAGCTAGTACAGAAGCTGAGGACGGATGAATTTGCACACTTGAATTATAAAACATGATTTACAAAACGGTCTCTTCGAAAGCTGTAATAGCGAAAGTCTTTCGAGATTTAAAACCTACTACGGATACCTGGGTCAACGATTCTGTAGAGTGGATTGGAGAGGCGTTAGAATTTATTGGCTACCATACTGGCTTAGAAAAGAAAGCCTTGGAGCTAACAATTAAAGATCATCGTGCGCTACTTCCTTGTGAGCTAGTAGACATTATTCAAGTTGAGTATAACGGAAGTCACTTAGTCTACGGTACAGATACTACTGGGTACGATTTACCAAACTCAAAGCGGACCACTAATCCTCAGCCGTATACTCCTTCAGAGATTACAACTGGCGCAGTGTTTCAAACAGTTGCAAATGAGCACCCTACTGGTAACGATACTTATAAGCAGCAGAAAACTATCAAAGCTTCTTCTTATGGAGGAGGGGACTACTATGTGATTAACCCGGACTACATACAAACATCGTTTGAAGAAGGCACTATAAAAGTGCATTTTACTGCATATCCTATATGCGATGATGGGTATCCTAAAGTTCCTGATAACATTTACTACAAACAAGCGCTTGAATGGTACATCGTAAGGCAGATGATAATGGGGGGTTACACGCATCCAGTGTTCAACTGGGCGATAGCAGATCAGAAGTGGGGACACTATTGTGTGGCTGCTCAGAACGATGCAGCGTACCCGAGCATCGACAAGATGGAGAGCTTCAAAAACATGTGGGTACGTATGGTCCCAAATATGAATGCACACTCCGATTTCTTTATTGGGAATAACACACAAGAAAGACTGCAGAGATGAAGCCGATTAAAGGAATGAATCTGGATGTGTCTCCAGATTCTCAAACGCCCAATACTTATCGTCATGCTCGTAACTGGGTTTATGATGCGGAGTTTGACGGTTTAATTCAAGAGCCGGGCTATACAAGCATGGCCTCTCTCGCAGAAAAACATGCAGTAGCACAGTATGCTTTTGAAAACGGGGATATTGTATTTCTTTGTTTAACTGCTGCGTCAACTACTAGCGGAGACACTATTCAACTTTACTCTGAAGAAGCTAATACGTACACAGAAGTTTACACTAACGCTAGTCTAGCTTTTAATCGTACACGTGTTTATGATTTTGCTTCTTTTACAAATGCGCTTAATCAAAGAATTCTAATTATTTCTGATGGTGTAGAAAAACCTCTTGCCATCAATATAGATATTGCTTCTAGCGATCAGCCGTCACACGATTTACAAACTCTTTTTCCGACTCGCAAACAGGCTGATATTCAAATTGATTCTTTGTCAAGCGGCACCTTAGCTAAAGGCTCTTACTTTTTTGCTGTTCGTTACTTAATGGAAGATGAAACAGCCCTTTCTTTTGGACCTCTTCATGGTCCGTATGTTGTAACAAAATCCGGAGGTGGAATTTCTCTAACATTAGATAATATAGATACAAATTACTCCGGGTTAGAAATAGGTGTAATCCAGTATGTTGATAATAGTGCGAGAGCTTTTGTAGGGGCGGCTGTACAATCGCTTACTGCGGATATGGTTATTTTTATTGAGGGCACCGAAAGAGCTGAACTAGTATTAGAAGACATAATTGTTACTCCTAATACTTATGGAAAAGCTGGCTCTGTAGAAATCCATGAAAATAGGCTGTATTTAGGGAATGTCTCTACTCCAGAAGATGCAGCCACATTGCAAGGCATTGCAAATAATATTCAACCCATTTGGGTTATGGAGAGGAATGGTGGTGGAGAAGATGGCGTAGAGGCTGGCACAGAATCAAATCCTACGAATGCGCGTTTTCAGCCTGATGAAGTTTACGCGTTCTATGTTGCTTGGATTCGAGACGATGGTTCTTATACGAGAGCGTATCATATCCCAGGGCGCACTCCTCGAACAACTATTACTGTTCCGGTCCATGCAGCTGCTGCTAGTGGGGTAAGCGCTTCAAGTGCACAGTTTGATCCTAGAACAACTATAACTTCTTTACTTGCAGATTCTAGTGGCGCTAACCTGAACGGGTGCTTGAACTACCTAAAAAATGATCGTAATATTTTTGACAGTACTGAAACAGGGTACAATCAAATAAAGTATTTTCATACTCGAGGAACCGCTAGAGCTTTTACTAATCAGACTGCCTATCACTGGGGAGAGTGCGGGTATTGGGAAAATGCAAATGAAGTATACCCCTCAAATTTTCCAGCAGGTGAAACTAAAGTTTGGAATAGTAGCGGTTTAAGTTTAGCAAATACTGTTGATTTAGCTCTTGCAGGTGAGCCAGTACGACACCATCGTTTACCTTCTTTGGCTTGGATGTTTGAGAACGTCACTGATTTTAATTTTGACGCTAATAAAAATCAGGCATTTAAGATGCGCTTTGAGTATTTGCAGATCCCAGCAGGCATGAAGGGGGCTGTAGTTTATCATGCAAAACGTACGAACTCGAATAATTTAGTCATTAGCCATACTCCAATGCATTTTGGTGCGGCTAATCATTATTCTTTATGGGGCGAAGGAGGAGACGGGTTTAAAGATCACTCTACTGTTTCCCCAATTAATGGTCCTATGCATAATAATCTTTTGCATCTATCAGGTGGCATAGGACCAAATATTGCTAGTTCTAGGTTAACAGCCTTACGAGACCAGGCTGGAGACCCTAAAAAGAAAGACGGATCATCTTTCGCGTCTACTGATTTGTATGAGGGGGGCAGCTCTTCTACGAGTTCTTGGAGTGACTGGGTAAACAGCGAGTTTCAAGATCGTTTAAAAGTTCATTATAATAAAGGAGTTGCTTTACCACATGATTTATTAGCCACTCGTCCTGTTCTACCTGCAAAGCTTTATACTCGATTTGAGTATATGCTGGTTCAAATGGAACATTTCCCTGTAGAAATTGAAGATAATAGAGGTACCAATTCGAGTGTCCCATACATTATGCGTATTGCTGGCCCAGGCGCTGCATACTATTCTACTACAGATGATGTGGATGGCGGTAAATGCAGACGAGCTGTTTTTGATTTAAACAGCTTTACAGCAAATGTTACTCGTTCTTTTCCTCAGTCCGAAATCAAGCCTTTACGCAATCAGCGTTATGTGCCTGCAGGTGTTGTGGATTCTGAGGTAAAGTTTGACAATCGTTTTGGGGCGGAGTGCGTTTATTGGGAATTTAAAAGCGATACAAACTCCGCTCCATATAATGTAGACGGATACCACGATAGTGGGGAAAGAATGTGGTATAGCGTTTTAAATAATCCGGATACTTTAGCAGATGATGGTACAGGTGATACAGATAATTCGGGTTATGATAATACTATAGCTGGTACAAATTATAGTCATTTAAATCGCTTCGGCTATTGGCTACAAAGTCAGTGGACTACCGCAGGCACTTTAGCTGTACAACGTTTGCCTTTTGTAAACTTGACAGCTCTGCGATTTGACTGCTACTTTGGCTATGATACTCAAGACTTGGTAGCATGTACTCCAGTGTTAACCGCAGACAACATGTCCCAAGCTCCGAATATTGGAGGTACAGGGTCCGCTGCTAAAACAGCGTCTCAGGATATTATTCATGGAGACATCCATTTTAGTCGGCGCAGGTATAGAGTTACCTCTTCTACAGGGTTTAATGCAGGTTTAGGTAGCTCAGACGAAGCTGGGTTGATTGCGGCAAACCCTACTAGTATACAGGGGAATACTATAAATACTCGCGCTTTAGAAGGTCTAACTACTGGGGGCACAGTAAACAGTCTTATAGGCACGGTTAATGTCCTTTGCGAGGTTCCAGTATATAGCCCCTTACACAGTGTTATACACGATACTGATAAACTCCAAACTAAAGCCACTGAACGTAACCGGTTAATTGAGAATACAAATCCAATTAACACAAACGATTTTACGTTCAATATTGATCTAACACGTCTTAACGATTTCATCCAACCGATAGTAAATCTTACAGATAAAGATTACCCTGTAAACTTTACCAATAGAGTAGCTCGAAGTAATAAGCAAGACTTAAACACAGCATCTTTAGCTTTTCGAACTTTTCCTGCTTTAGACTATGTGGAACAACCGAGGAATCGAGGGGCTATCAGCAATCTACAAGGATTTGGGGATAAGCTTCTCATTCATCATGAGCAAGGTTTATTCATTACAGTAGGTAAGGAAGGGGTAAGTACATCTGCCGGGCAGCTTGTAATTGGTACTGGAGATATTTTCAGAGTGACGCCTACGGAAATAGCCCCGAGTGAACACGGGTTTGCAGGTACGCAGCATAAGCAGTCATGTATGATGACTCCTTTAGGTTACTTTTTTGTAGATGCTGCACAAGCTAAGGTCTTTTTGTATAATGGTAAACTCGAAGAAATAAGTAATAGAGGCTTACGTAGTTACTTTCAAGATGCCTTTGACTTTAACAAATCTTTCTTTGCAGGTAGTAATTCCCAAGGTTTCTGTCCTGGTATTCTAGCAGAGTATGATCCTAAGAATAATAGGATTCTTATGATGGTTCGAAATAGTGTAAATAACGCAAATTCAAATAGCGGTGTTTACCCTTTAAATATTAAGTCCTACCACGGGTCAAACGATTACACAGACTCTACGGATATTTTGAGTTACAGTTTTAATAATAATGCGTGGGTAGCTTTTCACGACTTACGAATGCAAGGCTTTATAGGAACACCTACAAACTTTTATGGCTGGCATACCGATGTGAATCATTTGCTTTACAGACTAACAGATTTGTCTAATGCAAGTATTACTTACAGCCATCAGAGCCATACTGAAACTTTAGCTCCTTATATCGATATTGCTTTTCCTGCAAATGAACCCGTTCAATGGCAGTCATTTTCTTGGCATACAAAAGCTGTAGAGCATGTGCCAGGAGATTCAAATGCGGGACATATAGATTTAAATAAAACTTTTGTTAAAGCTGCTGTCTACAATGACTATCAATGTAGTGGAGATCAATCCTTTATTAAGGCGTCTGATATTGATGTGAGTACCTACCAAAGAGTAACTCTACGTCATAATGGAACGCATTATCAGTTCAATGGTTTCCGAGATTTAGTAAATGATCGAGCAGCCCGCTTTATAGATGAAAACCAAGAATTTGTAACTACCAATATAAATTCTAGCTTAGAATGGCATAATCAAAGACGATTTAAAAGTACTTATGCAATTGTTCGCTTAATAGTCCCGACTACTACAACGAATCTTTTATATTTGTATGATGTAGATGCTAAGGTGCGTAAGAGTTATAGATAACTCGAGAGTAGCAATCAAGTGCATAGAAACCAAGTACGCGCTCTCACAACATACTTCCTATGAACTACGGTAAGAAAAAGCCTGTAAAAAAGGCTGCTAAAAAAGTGCCTGCAATGACTTATGGCGGTGCTATGTCTGCGGCTACACGTCAGATTAAAATGAATAAAGGCGGCAAGACGCCTACTGCTTTGATTAGCGCTCTTAAAGCTGCGGGACACCTTACCTACGGAGGTCCGGCTGCAATGCCTAAGAAGAAAAAGAAGAAGTAATGGGCAAGCTTTGCGCACGAGGCAAGGCAGCTGCTAAACGCAAATACAAGGTATACCCTTCGGCTTATGCTAATGGGTATGCAGTACAAGTGTGTAAAGGCACGAAGCCTGGCGCTGGAGGCAAGAAGAAAACTGCTTCTGGCTATAAAAAGGGTAAAAAGAAAAAACTCGGGGGACCTACAGTTACTCGCAAGACTGCTGTAGCCCGTAAACCGGTAACGCGTAAAAAGCGTCGCACAACACGCAAGCGATGAGTTTGCGTAGGTGGTTTAAAGAAGAATGGAAAGATGTCCGTACGGGCAAGGCGTGCGGGCGTAAGTCCGCTAAAGGAGGATCTAAACGTCCTTACCCTTATTGCCGACCTACAAAACGGGTAAACTCTAAAACGCCTAAGACTAGAGGCGAGATGTCTAAGTCAGAGAAGCGTAAAAAGGTTAGTGAAAAGATTCGAAAAGGTAACCCTGGGGGTAAGCCTACACGTGTGTCTGCAGTAAAGCGTCGGAAAAAACGTACTACTACTAAACGTAAACGGTGATGAAAGGCTTTTTACTATTTCTAGGGTTCTTGCTACCAACATTTTTAATGGGGCAAGGTTGGGTTCTTGTATCGCTACAGACTGATTTGTATGCCCCAGAAACTAGCTGGGTCATTGTGCAAGACAATAATGTTTTAGAAGAGTCGCCTTTGTATCCTACGGAGTCGTACAATGAAAAGCTCGTGTTTTTAGAGCCGGGTAATTATGACTTTATTATTTATGATAGCTTTGGAGATGGTATCTGCTGCGCGTTTGGAGAAGGGTACTTTACATTATCTAATGCATGTGGTTTAGATACTACTGTGTACGACTTTGCTAGCTCAGAGTTGGTTTTACCTTTTGAGGTTTTACCATGCCCACCTCCTATTTTCGGGTGTAGCGATCCTCAAGCCGTTAATTATAATCCTTGGGCTAACGTGTCACAGCCCTGTGCTTATCCTCCTCAGCCATGTGGAGAGGGAGAAACAACCGTAATTGTTACAGTAACGCCTGACACCTATGCAGGTGAGATTAGCTGGGGATTACAGTCTAACGGGGTTGAGGTCTTGTCAGGCAGCGAGTACAGTATTGTAGGCTTGCCTATTACATACGATGTATGCGTATCAGTTGGGGATACTCTTGTTTTAGAGGTAATGGATACTTTCGGCGACGGTATGTGCGGCAGCTGTTATGGGGGTGTAGACGGTAACATTTCAATAACCACTTTATGCCAAGACACTCTATACTATGTTGGAGATACTTTGCAATACTCTACTATTTCTAGCGGGTTAATTGGGATTGACGAGTGCGTGCTAGAAATTGCCGAAGGTTGTACTGACTATAATTTTACTGAGTACGATCCTTTAGCGCTAATAGACGATGGGTCTTGTGTTACTGAAGTTATTCTTGGCTGCACTATACCAGGCTCTTTAAACTTTAATCCAGACGCTAATACTCTAGAGACTAACCCTCTTTGCATGAGCCAGCTAACTCTTACCGATGGGGCAGGAGATGGCTGGTTTGGCAGCTGGTTAGGCGTCGTTCAAGGCGACGAGATTTTTGGTCCATTCCAGATGGGGCCTAATGATGGCGTAGAAGAATCCTTCTATCTCCCACTCTACTCCGGCGAACCTATTCAAGTCTACTTTTTTACGGGAGGTAATGCCGAAACTACTGCCGCTCAGTGCGGATTTTTGCTGACTAGTCCTCAAGGCATTTTCATGCAGGCGGGTACTAACCCCTGGAATGATGCTATTAAGAAGTTTCCCTATACCTATACAGGGGTTCCTTTCTGCAATGATTTGTGTGTCGAAGCGGTAGTTGGATGCATGAACCCCCAAGCCTGTGATTACGATTCGCAGTCTAATGTAGAGGGGGACTGTACGCTTCCTATTGAGTTCTACAACTGTTCTAACGAGTGCATTTTTGATACTGATAATGATGGCGTTTGCGATGAGCTTGAGGTTGTTGGGTGTATGGATGCTACTGCCTTCAACTACAACGAACTTGCTAGTGACCCAGGAGAATGTGAGCCATTTATTTTTGGGTGTATCGACCCCACCCAATATAACTATGACCCTGGAGCGAATACGGATAACGGTAGCTGCTTTCCTTTTGTGTACGGATGTACTGATGTACTCGCTGTCAACTTTGATGAGGACGCGAATACAGACAACGGAGGATGCATTGAAGCTGTCCTCGGGTGTATGGATCTTAATGCCTATAACTTCGAGGTTTCCGCTAATATAGCGAATAACGGTACATGTTTGTACGATGCAGGATGCATTACCGGACCAGGGCAACCTTACTGGGCAAACGACTCTTGTTATTCTTGGGTTATTGAAGTAGACCCTTTCTGCTGTGACACTGAGTGGGACGGAGCTTGCCAAGAGCTACATAACTACTGCGAGTTAGGCTGGCCTACTGACGTTACAGAGATTGAGCATACGATTCGGGTGTACCCTAACCCAGTCCAAGACTACCTTACTATTGCCTGCGCTAATTTGCAGAGTGTTGAAGTGCATAACAGTGTAGGACAACGGGTTTACCAAGGCACCGCTAGTACGCTTGACACTAAAGCTTGGTCTTCAGGAGTATACCACTTAACTGTACGTGCATACTTGCGGTCCTATCACATTAAAATTGTAAAGCCATGAGATTAGTAACCACTCTACTGCTGATTGCTTTACCTTTTATGGCATCGGCTCAAGTCTTTGATAATTTCTTTAAGTACTCGACTTTGTATGCAGCAGCTAATGGCAATAACTCTTTAGCTACAACGGAGGCTTACTCTATTGACGGTAACACAGTTCAGTATGATTTGCTTGAAACACCTTTTGATTACAGCTTTACTTTAGGTATTCGCAAAATTGCTCGTTTTGGATACGAGAATAGGGCTAACGCATTTTATGATGGTACTGAAAAGACTTATGGCGATGATGCTACTATTGGAAAGCGCCAAGGTTTTGAGTTTTTATCTGAGATTGATTATCGAAGGCAACAAGGTCGGGCATTTGTAAACCAGCATCACTTTCTAAGGTATGTGTCCAAGTGGTGGCTTTCTAAAGTAGAGTACTTAGAGGATGGCTTTGCAGATGTAAAATACGTGGAGGGATCACAACGGTTCCGTATCAACAGTCAAGGCAAGCTTTCTTTTAACATTGGTATTGCCCAGCGTATTTCAGAAGCATATGGCTACGACCCCATTGGAGAGTGGGTACAAGCAAATAATTCTGTGCACTATACAACACTAGCTTTACAAGAAGGCTATACAGTAAACTTTGCTACACTAGAGTTTCTTAATCCTGCGGGAGATGTAGTAGCTAATAGCGTAGACGTTTGGCGAGAGGTGGTTATCCCAGAGGTTTTAAGCAATTACGCTTTAAAGCAGCGTTCGGCATTACAAGCGCAGTGGTGTCATAGTGCGGTATTGGGCTATGACTATTACTACAACAGTAAAGAAATGTGGTTGCATACCTGGGGAAACTTCTATCCTTACCACCTAAATGTCAATAACGAATACTCTTACAATAACTTAATTGGTAAAGACACTTGGCTTGATTTATCCGTAGGGGTAGTAAGCGGGTGGCGTATTACTAGAAGCTTAGGAGTATTCCTAGAAGGAACCTATAACCGGTATTGGAATCGGTCTTGGCATAACTTTTCTGCGGGTGTAAACTATGTAATTTATTAATGATGAGCAAAGTGTTGAATGAGGATACCAGTTTTTCCATCAGTATAAAAACGCTGCTGGGTATTGGGGCGGGGATGGCTGCTTTAATTAGCGCGTGGTTTGTTTTGCAGGCAGATATTGAAGAGGCAAAGAAGTTGCCTGTGCCGCCTGATCCGGAAATTACACGCATGGAATTTGACATGAAAGACAAGCTTGTGCGTCAAACAATCATGTCTACCCAAGAAGACGTAACTGAAATCAAAATGGACATCAAAAGGATAGAAGAAAAAATTGATGACCTAAGAAATTAATATCATGAAATTCTTTACCGCATTTTTCGCTACATTTGTTATCGGTGCCGCATTGCTGTCAACGCCAGCAACAGAGTATACCGAAGAATCATATGCTGGGCTGTGTGTTGTCGAGTTCAACGCCCAGTTCAACTCTCAGAATAGTGTTCCTTGGATTGAGGAACTATCGGACTGCAATGGACGTCGAGTTGATATCGCGGCTAGTCCTGACCAGCAAACAGAATATAAGATTGTAGTAGTACCTACCATCATCATTTTTAATGAAGGCGCAGAGGTCAAGCGCTATCAGGCTAATATCATGATGGAGCTAGAAGTTCAGAAAGAAACCATTCAACACGATATCGATGAAATTATAATGAGTGACTTCTAATGGCAATCAAAAAGCGCAAATCGAATCCAATCCGAAAAACGACTCGGGGCAAGGGGGCAAACTACCGCTCAACAAAGTCGGGTGCGGGAATGACTGCAAAAGGTGTACGTGCGTACCGAAAAGCAAACCCAGGAAGTAAGCTAAAGACAGCTGTTACTGGTAAGGTTAAGAAGGGAAGCAAAGCATCTAAGCGTCGTAAATCGTATTGCGCCAGGTCATTAGGACAGCTTAAGCGTTCTAGTGCTAAGACAAAAAATGATCCTAACTCACGTATCCGTCAAGCTCGACGGCGCTGGAAATGCTAATGATATGGAAGACGAATTTGACATCTCTTTTTTAGATCCTAAGAAACTTAAGGAGTCGGAAGACAAACTTAAGAATGGGGAAATTACATGCAACCTGGATGACCCAGAAGATTGCGAAAGCTGTAGCGGATGAGTAAGAAATTTAATGGACATAGGTGTGAGCGACGTAATCTAACGGACTTAGTACTTGGTACTGGTCCAGAGGGAAACAAGCGTGCCACTCCTAGAGCTAAGAAGCGGGCGAAGAATTATACTACAGAGCCTGCGGTTAATAAAATGGAAGGAGGTGGCCCGGCTTCTCCTGTAGATTCACTTTTAGGTGTGCTAGGACGCAAAAGCATGCCGGGCAACAGAAGCTCAGGCAATATGCCAGCGGACACGCAAGCACTATTGGAGTATTACAATGCTGCACAAGGTCGCATTACTGAAGGTATGTCTCCTCGTGATGCTGCAAATACTAATGCGTATCTGATGAGTCAACAAATGGATTATGGGCTGCCTACTACCGTACAAGCAATGTACGGGACTGAACGTAGGCAAATGAATCCTGGCGGCCCTACAATGACACCAGGTCAGTTACCTGATTTTATAAAGCAGTACCTAAGTCAACAAGGCAATATGAGCTTAGCAAGCTCTGGAGGGCAAGCTGCTGGGCAATTTATTACAGGCATGTCAGATACGGCTAATGATCCTACTGCAAAATATGGCGTAGGAGAGGGGCTAGGCGCAGCTGTAAGTGGTGCCTTTAACCCTTTAGCAATGTCCTTAGGTCCACTTGGTATGGTGGCAGGGGCAGGCATTGGTTTAGCTAAATCGCACTTTGAGCACACCAGGGAAAAGAATGAGTTTTTAGAAGAGCAAGAACGTCTTAAAGATGAGCGTATTATTTCGAACGAGGCAAATGCAAATGATATGAGCCGTCAGGTTTTAAGCACTTATAATCAGCAAGGTGTTGGCGGAGGATATTACGCACGTCATGGGGGACCGGTAGACAAGTTTTATACAGGTGGACCTACTGAACCACCAGCAGTTATGCCTGGCATGGAACAGTATGCGCAGTATGCTAACCTAAATCCAGAACTTGCGGCTTCAGTAGCTAATATGCCTCAGCGTAATGACAGGTTGACTAGCTACAGTGATTCACAGCTATCTATGAATAAACAAAATGCTGCTCTGCGTCAAGAAGATGAACGCTTTCAACCGATTAGGGATGCTTTTAATGATCCTGGAGTAATGATGGATACAGCCCAGTTAGGTCTTGGAGTGCTTCAGACAAGTGAACTGCCCGTAATTAGTCAGGTGGCCGGCGCTGCAAACGCTTTAGGATATGGTGCTCGCGGTATTTATAGCGGCATGAAAGGTGACATCCCCCATGCTAGTATGTATGCAGGTTTGTCAGGGCTAAGTGTTGCAGGTATGATTCCTGCTGCAGGTGCCGGTGCGGATGCTGCTGTTGTAGCGAAACAGCTGCAAGCATTGAATCGAACCGGACGCGGCGCACAAGCTCTGAAGACAGCTCATACCGCAGAACATATAGCTCACCCTCTTGCAACTTTTGATAAGGGTGTTAACGTGGGTACCGGAGGCAACTTCAAGCCATCGTATGCTATGAAGGCGTTTGAGCAAGGAGGTCCTGTAGACTACGAAACTGAAAAAAGTGAAGTCATTCTTGCATCACCTAATGATCCGCCTATTGCTGTAGGGCAAGGAAAGTACAACCGAATTTCTGGTAACTTGTACAAAGGGGATGGGCCTAGTCATGCACAAGGAGGTATCCCAACTCGTGGGGCAACAGAATCTTTTGTAGATAATGCAGGACAACCTGTTGATAGCCCCTACGTATTTAGTGACTCTAAAGACATGAGCTTCAATGCTGATGAAATTTTATCTATGATTCGATGAGCAAGAAAAAGATGACACCGGCTCAAGTAGCCGAACAGTTAGGACAGTTTATTTCTAAGCAGGAAGAAACTCTTAGTCGTTATCCTGTAGGACCACTGGGTAACACAGCACGTCGTAATCTTGAAAAAGGGCGTAAAGCATTAAAAGCTCTTCAAGGTAAGAATGAGCAGATGCGTATGCAGATGGAGCCTAACCAAGGCGCTACACAACAGATGGCACCGGGAGGGCCAACAGGTGACGAAAGTACGCGTCAATTAGGCTTACGAAATTTTAACCCGGGCAATTTACGCGTGTGGGGAGAACAGGAAATTAAAGATGGGTTTGCAGTTTTTGACTCGCCTGAAGAGGGGTGGACAGCTTTGCAAAAACAGCTAGATCGTTACAAGCAGGGCAAGACACCGGGGACTTCGGGTGATATGACATTGCTAGAAGCAATGCAGAAGTATGCGCCGTCTTCGGATAATAATAATCCAGATAGCTATGCGCGTAATATTGTCCAGCAAATAAGTCAAAACTTAAGTGGGGCTGGAGTTGCTCCTATACAAATTACAGAGCAAACTCCTATTAGCGATATCCCGACAGATTTGTGGGCATCGGCTGTAGCGCGGGTTGAAAGCCCACAGATGTATGCAGCACTAGTACAGAGAGACTTGATTCCTGAAAATGCTATTCTAGAGGTAAGGCCCCAAGATGCTCAGGTAGCTACGGAAGCATTAAAAAGTATTACTAATAGGGCGCCAGATCCTGATACAGAGGAGGCCCGTCGTGCTGCAGCATTGAAAGAAGCAGATACGCAGGAGACGTTAGCTTTTTTAAATAGCCGACTACCCCAAGAACAGGTACCTCAACAAGCTGCTATGACGGGAGGTGCTGCGGGAGATGGGCAGTACTTAGGTTACTTAGGAGCTACGTATGGAGCGGAATCTACTAGGCCTGATTTTAACCCCGTACCCCCTCAGGAGATGGCAGATGCGTCCGCACGAGCGCAAGCCCAGAGTAACTTTAATGCTTTACCAAAAGACGAGCAAAGTACTATTAGAGTAGGGGCTACAATGGATGGCTTAAGTCCAGATTTCCCCTACGATGAGGTGTTAGAGTGGGGCGAGGAAAATTATGGTGTTAGTGAGGGACGTCAAAACAGTACTAATGAGTCTGGTATTGATAATCAAATTATTGGAGCTAATACTTACCAGGCTGGCAAAGGTCATGTTATTTATAGTGGAGACGCTTTAGATCGTTTGGGAGGAGCAGGAGCATCTGTAGATGAAACTAGAGTTTTACTTCAGTCTTTGGTTTCAAATGGGCTAACAAAAGAACAAGCGTATGAAGCTTTGGCTGAGCCTGATTTTTATAGAAGCATAAAAAAAGACAATCGGGAAGTAGGTCTTTTTGGTAGGCGATCGATAGAGCGTTTAGAAGAAATGTCCCGTAAAGCAACTCAGTGGGGTAAAGTTACAGAGAACAGAGAGTCGATGACGACTGCGGTTCCGGACTTGAACACCGATGATCAGTTTACTACAGAACTTGCACCAGGGATAAACCCAGAAGTATCTGTCCGGGATGCTATGATTGACGCCGACAGGCAAGCTTTTTGGGAAAGCAAGCGCAGAGATAACTACACGTATCGTCCAGGTATTTACGTGCCTGGTGCTGGAGGTAAAATTCCTCCAAATGTTCTTGACCCTACAAGTACTACAACACGACAGCTAGCAACAATGCAGGCTCAGCAGCAACGTCCTCTTGATTACCGTGTAATGCCAGACTTTGGTAATGCTGTAACACCGCAACCTGAGAGATTGGAACAAGTAGGCATGAAGCCAGATACACAAGAGGGTGTTACGACTGTACCAGATGTTGTGTTAAATGAGCCAAAAACTGAAGAGGTAGCACAATTACCTGTAAAATCTGTAGAAGAGGTTGCGCCTACATTGCCTACAAAAGAACTGCAGGTACCTCAAGCTCCGGAGATGTTGCAGGTAAATATGCCTAAAATGAACGCTTTACAAGCAGTTCCCGCTATGGCAGCTTTAGGAAGTACAGCTATTCAACGTCGTGCGCTTAATGCTATGCAAGGTCCGCAACGACCTGTTGAAACTGCTATTCCTCAGTTTGCTTATGAAAGTAATATCCAAAGCCAGTTGGATAATATTCGTAGCGCTACAACAACGGCTTCTCGGGGTAGTAATCTACCTGGACAAGCAGCGGCAGCTAATCAACAAGCGCTTATGGCTGCACGCTTTAGGGCAGAAGGTCAAGCTAGGTCGGCAGACAATCAAGCTAGGCAGCAGGCAAAAGCTCGGTATGATGCAATGGCGTATCAGGGTCGTTCAGCACAAAATGCTTTGCGGTCTAAATACCAAGATGATATGGTTGCTTTCAACAACCAAAAGGCAATGCTTGATGCTCAAATTAAACAACAGCCGCTTAATGTACTAGCTTCAAGTACACAAGACTACTTAAAGAATATTTATGCTCCTAACTTAGCGGCGATGTTTGAGGCCCAAGGACGTCAGTATGATACTACTTATAATCAAGATTAAGAATAATGGCTGTTAATTTACCTAAGTCAATGCAGTTTGTAGAGTACAAGCCTTCTATGGTTGGTATTCCTACTCAATCTGCAGCGCGGTATTATGATCGCTTAGATAGAGAAGCTCTTCGTACAGAAGCGGAATCGAATAAAATTCGTGAAACTCTTGCTAATCACACTGCAATCGCTAGTGAAGGAGATAAACCTTACTTAAACGATTTGCTCGGTAAAGTTGAGGGCATTGTTGAGCAAGCTTCTACTGAGAAAAACTTGCCCGGATATGCCAAACAGATTCGTAAGCTGGTGGGGGACATTAACGGTTCGCCGGAATATGCTACAGTTCGCAATAACGCACGTTTAGCAGAAGAGTATCGTAAAACAGATATGGATTTATCTACAAAGTATGGCAGAGAAAACATTGTACAAAGCGGTGACAATCCTAGTAATTTTTCTTCTTTTGGCCCCAATGGTGAGTTGCGTCAGTTCCAAGGATTTGCTACACAGCGACCAGATTACTTAAAAGGTATGGATGATGTGTATATGAAAAATGTAGACATTGTCGGTTCTCAAGGGGCAATGGAAAAATTTGTTGACGACGGCTTGGCTTTGTCTAACTATCGAGAAACTCCTGAAGGCCGGGTGCACATAAATGAAATTTCTCAGCAAATGACAGGCATGCCTTTTGATAGGCTACCTGCAGTTCAAAATGAGCAAGGTGAGTATGTGGTAGGTCCTGAAGGTGTTGCAGTCATGGAAAAAATGAATGACTTGTTAAAGGATGCAGGCTCGCGATATATCAAAACTAAAGCTGTTAAAACTGCTATGGACTCGGGTGGGCAGTATGAGAACTTAAAGAATAAAGGCATTATTAGTAGTGGTATTGCTAACGTGTCCCTTACAGATGGTACAGATGCAGCAGATCAAACTATTGCTGTTTTTGACGACCGGGTAAAAAATACAGAGTTAGACGACCAGCTAGTATCATTGGTAGCAAGTGACCCGACAGTGTCCTTGTACGCTAACGCTAGTGGCGGTAAAGATGGTTTTGAGCGGGGTGCTGGCATACAGTCCAATCAAATTATAGGGTCAAAACTTACAAGTGGTATAGGACCTAATGGTTATCCTCTTATTCAAGTAGAGTACAACAATAGAGTTGCAGGTAAAGGAAGCGAACAAGGGATAGGGTACTATGAAGCATCTCCAGAAGATGTTCCGTTTATCCAACAAAGCTTGAATGGTACGCTTATGCAATTACGTAGTTCTTCTACGACACAAGCGAATCGTATGAGTATGGTACCTGCAATTGCCAATATTTATGACCCTAATTTAAATTCTTGGATGAAGGGTGAATCAGATGCTGCCCATACTTTTAATAGTCCCAACGGCACAGGGCGAAGCATGGAGGTTAGAAAGGTAGCAACTGGATATGCTGTATACGATTCAGAGGGCAATCCGTTGACTAAAAATGGTAAGCCATTTATTGCTACATCGGAAAATACATTACGTAATTTTATCGGGACTTCAATTGTTAACCAGTTTTAATAAAACATATTATGGCGGAGGAAAACCAAAAGCCGGTCAACCTGGGCGATCTAGGTACGGCATCATCCTCAGACATTCGCAAAGCTTTAGAAGGACAGCCTAGTCCTGTGGAGGCGGATGATTCTGTAGATCCTACACCCCCGACGGAAACGTCTGCTTCGACTCCAGCAGTCGCAGGTACTGATGTTGATGAAATTCTAGGTGGGAATGCTTTTAACCTGTCAGAAAAAGAAGACGGGACTTATGAGTTTTTCAATCCTTACGACAGTAATCTAGACGTAGACTTAGATCAGTTTGAAACGCAACGTCGGCGTGTGTCAGAGGATAGCATGCTTTCTGGCATTTTAAATGGGGTAGAGGGGCTTGAAGAAGGGTTTACCTATGGAGGTATCCAAGACACTGTAAAACGCAGTGAGGAAGCTCAAGGTGTAGTCAATAAAATGAAGAATGGCTTGACTCAGCTTGTAGCTGATACAGGCATTAATGTAGCTCAAGGGTTTGGGTCGCTGCTGTATGGGGTTCCTAGTGCTATTGTAAATGGGGACATTACTAAACTTTATGATAATTCTTTAGCTAATAACTTAGATAAGGGCACAGAGTTTTTAGACGAGTTCTATAAAATTAAACGAGGTGGGGATCAGAGTACTGGTCAAAAAGCGGCTAACTTTTTATTCGATGACGTAGCGGGTGGTGCAAGTTTTGTTATGGGTGCTATTGCTACAGAAATGGCATTTACAGCACTTAGTGCGGCTACGTTTGGCGCTGCCGCTCCTGCGCAAGCTGCTGCTACAGCCGGTCTTGTAGCTCGGGGTACACGCTTAGTACACAAAGCTATGCAAGGGGGCAAGGCTTTAATGTCTGGTAGTTTGGTAGATGATGCGCTAAGGGCTAGCCGAGCTTTAGGAGCTAAAGCTACTAGGGAAGGTGCGTCTGCTGCCTTACAAACTGCGGCTCAAGCTGCTCGTACTCCTATGGCTATGCAGGCAGCTGCTCGTGTTTCGCGACAACTTATTACAGGCGCTTCGATGGAGTCAGGTATGGAAGCGCGACATATGCTTAATGCCGCAGTCGAGAATCAAAAACATCAGTACGAAGATCTAAACGGCAAAGGTTCATTTACTGAAGAAATGTCTGGTCAATTTCGCGAGGAAATTAGCGGATACGCAGATGGGGTTTTTGGTACTAACATGGCTTTAGTTGGAGCATCTAACATGTTAATGTTCCCAAAGCTTTTTGGGGTCGGACTTCGCAAAGGCATGAGTACCGCTAAGTTTATTGACACAAGTAAACTTTCACAAAGAGCACGAGCGCGTCTAGCTAAAAATATGGGCGTAGTAGAAGGTAAGTTACCTCGTATGGTAGATGCTGCTAGGGGCAATACTATGGGACGTATTGTTGGACGAGGAGGTCAGATTGGGCGGGTAACTGCAGCCAATACTAAAAATGCTTTATATGAAGGCTTTATTGAGGAGGGTGGACAAGGAGCTATCAGCCGCTCTACCGAGGACTATATCTCTAAACGTTATGATCCAAAAGGGGTAGAAGGCACAGTTAGATTTGCCGATAGCTTTTTAGAAGGGCTAAAGGGAAGCTACACGACCAAAGACGGCTTTAAGGAAATTGGTATTGGAATGCTTTTAGCGTTTACCGGTGTTCCTATGTATGCGCGTAATCAGAGTACGACTGCTTCATCTGAAAGCGAAACAGCAGGTAAGCCTGAAAAGAAGTGGAAGTGGCAAATGATGGGGGGCTATGCGGATCAGCGAAATGCGTTGATAGCTCAGGATAAAAATATGGATGCCATTATTGCTTTATCTGAAAAGCATGGAGATGTCGGGGGCATACTGAAAGCAGAAATTTCTAATATGAATAGACAGAATGTCTTGCAGTCTGAGCAAGACGTTTCTATCCAAGAAGGGAGGTTTAAAGAAGCGAAAGATGCAGAAGCTGAAATGATCTTTTCGCATGCTGCAACCAAAGTCGTTACAGGTCGGTATGAGCAATCTATTGAGGAAGCTCAGCAGGTAATGGATGAGATGACAGATGAGGAGTTGCGCGAGCAGCTAGGGCCTGATGCAAAAAATATGACGGGGGAAGACCTGCGTACTCACCGTAATAAAGCTATGGAAAGCTACCGTGCTCGGATGGACCGTGCACGCCAGGCATACGAGAGAGCTGGGGAGGTATATCGCGGTGCTGATCCCGATATCCATACTGGAGTTGCGCACATGCTTTACATGGTTCAAGAGAAGGATGCTCGTGAAAAAAAGATTGCAGAAGAAATGGCGGGGGCTATTGAAGGCATGAATGAGGGTCAGATTCTTGATTTTATGCAAGCCACCAGAGACTTGAATAATAGAGATGAAGTACTTGGCGAACTCCTTACTTTAATCAATCGTCGTAAAGACATTGATAAACAACTTGCGACTAAAAAGTCACGGGGTATTATTAAAAATATTGACCCTAAAAAGCAAGAGGCACGAGATGCTGAAGTAGCGATTTTGCAGGAATCTCAGCAGGAGAACTTAGACGCCATGCAACGTCTAATGGATGTCATGTCAACAGCTAATAATGTTGATCGTAATAAGTATGATTTTTCTAGTGTAGACTTCTTAGAGGGTTTAGCTCTCTTGCACCAAGAAATCCAGTTGCAACAAACTCAAGGACAGGGTATTCAGAAAGCAGACATTGAACAACTGTATGCAGACTTGCAAGCAGTTTCTGCTGACAGAATGGAGCTTATCAATAATTACAATGACTTTATTAGTCCCGGAGGTGTTCAGCGTTTTGAAGCGCGAATGATTGGGTCTATTGAGCGATTGGCAGATATGTCTCCTGAAGAACGCAAGGAATCTCGTCAAGAGGCTGCTGCAAAAGAAGATGCAGAAGCCACAACCCCAGACTCTTCGGATACTCCTCAAGCACCAGCTGAAGAAACTCCAGCAGCTCAAAGTTCTGACCCTACTGTACCGGGTACTCCACCAACTGATGACGGATCAGGTTCTTTTGAAGCGCCTCCTGGTTCAGACGTAGGTCCGGATACTGCGGGATTTGGGTTTCCTGACCCAACTCCAGGTAATGTGGGCGTTCCAAAAGGCGTTCCAGGTAATATGGGACTTGGAGAGCAAGGCACTGTAGCAGCTCCAACTGAGGTTCCTACAACAGAGCCTGCGCAACAACCTGCACGATCGGGTGTTGGCGAGGTATCTTTTCAATTTACCAACGCTAACAATAGCACTGAATCCAATGGCAAAAGCCCATTAAATGAGAAGTACTTAGCAGGGTTGAAGAAAGTAATTTCTGGGCTACCTGTAGGGACTGCTCTTGTAGCTTCACAAAATCCAGATGGTAAATTTAGCATTACTGCGGACGGCGTGCTTTTAGCAGAAGTTAAAACTTTGCCTACTGCAATTAGGAATCTCTTGAAAACAGAGTCTTCTGTGCAGCTGGTTACTACTTCAGAAGTAGGGCGCAAGTTCGTTGGCGGAGAGGCTGTAAATGAAATTATAGACGGGGAACTTGTTTCGGCAACCCGAAAGAAAGGACAACCAGCTGTAGAAAGTAGAGTTAACAAAGTTCTACCAAACGGTGCTCAGGATATTAAAGGCATGAATATTATGCCTAATACACACCATGAGTTATTAGACGTGGCAGGTGTAGACCCTATGGGTAATGTGCAGAAGGTTACTCCGGATGCTCGATTTGCGGGAAACCTCTTAGTGTCAACTGTAGATTCTGCAAGCAAGCAGGAAGCTTGGCATTCAGTTCAGCTGGATGCTATGGGGTCAAAACGTGCTAATCAAATAGTAGACTTAATTGATGCTTTCAATCAGTTTGCGGTTAGCAGAGATGCCATGACTCCAGAACAGGTGCAGCTTCTTAAGACATTTGCAGATGCTGCTGATATTAATTTAGATAAGCCTACTTCAGAAGTAGCAAAGCGTATGCGAGGCGAGTTGCGTAGTATGTTAGGAGTCCCCTATGTAAGTAATCAACGCAAGAAGTTAAAAAAGTCCATTAGCAATCCTAGTGCTCGTAGGCCTTTGCTTGCAATAGAACCGTTAGGCAAAAAGCAAGAGGGTATCCAACTCATGAGTTTGCATATGGGAGAAGAGAACCATTCCCACGATAAAGCAGGCAACCGTGTTAGTGCTGGTTCTAAGATTGCTGCCATCCACTTAGCCTCGCACCGATTAAATGCTTCGACGCAGGGTAACGTACTAGTTGCAGATGGGGATGGCAATTTTGAGGCTGTAGAGATGCGTGACATGGTAGACCGTTTTGGTAGCTTTTCCTACCGCATGCCCTTTGTAGTAGATGGTAAAATTTATAATACTCAGTTCTCTACTGTAGAGGTAGGTCTAGAGCCTATGGTTCCGGTTCCTACTGACCCTCGTACAGATAGGGCAGAAGTAGAAGCTCCAACTGCTGATCCAGCTCTTTTTATCGATTTAGATACTCTGCCTACAGACCTATCAAACTTTACTTTAGATACAGATGATTATTTACCTTCTTCCTCACAGGATGCTGCTTCTACAGATCCTATGGAACGAGCAGGGGCTTTGTATGAAGTTCCTGGGCTAACATCGCGCCAGCTAAAAGATGGGTTAAATTTTAGTACTGGGGTAATGGCTCGTGCTTTCTCAACGCACCTGCGTACAAAAAACCGTTACAAGCCTGTATCGCCAGACTACTTACGCCGTACGGTAAAGGGGTACTTAGAAGCGCAACTTGCTCATTATAAATCTTTGAAGCAAGAAGGTCCGGTTGTACAGATTGTTGAGGCTCATGAAGCCTATCTCAGTGATAAGAACTTTAATCCGTTGATGGATTTAGCTATGGTTTCGTTACTGAACCAGGCAGAGGGTAGTGTGCGGTTACGGGGCAAAGGCGGCTTGGAGGAAGCTTTAAAAAATATTGGTAGTTCAGATCCGTCTGCAGCAGAATTAGATGAGGCTAGTCAAGCAGAAAGGGAGTCGAACCCTATGGCTGCATTTGATGAGAATTTTGCTTTTGGAGTGGACCCTAATAGCACTTTGCGTTTAGAGTCAAAGCTCTTACTTATGGGGTTAGTAGATAAATATGGTGTTAGCGCAAACTCTTTGGGACTTGCAGGTCAGAAGTTTATCAACTCAAAAGATTTACAGTCTAAACTAAGTTCTGTTCTTGCAGGTGTTGACCCTAGCTATGATAAAGTTAAAGAACGTTTAGAAGAGTATGTAGCTACTTTTCCCCAGTTCCAATCTGTTTTAGATACTCTAAGCGATCAGTATGCGTTAAGTAGTTTACCTCCGGGTTTAAAAGCAAACTCTACTGCTAAAGAGTACGCTAAAATTCAAAAGCGTGCCTTGTCTGTCCAAGACATGATACGCAATCAGTTTGTTGTCTTTGCATCAAAAGAGTCAACAACGTTTGATAGCGCTACTATCGTTAAGGCAAAAGCCCAGAATGACCCTAATGGTACACCTGCTGAGATTAAAATTTGGAATAGCAACTCTCGTAATATGCGGGAGCATGTAGGTAATGACATGCGTTCTACATTAATAGAACGAGGGTTTTTTGACTTAGAGGGAAAACCAGTAAAATCTAAGTTTAAGGCTGCTTATGATCAGCTTATTAAAATTTCTGAATTGCCTAAGCCAGATCAAGCTAAGGCTTTAGCTGCTGTGCTTAAAAAAGAATTTGGCATTGCTGTTCCAGTAGTTGCTTTAACGAGCGCAAACCTGACAAAGACTAAAAAGGGCGCCCCTGTATTTAAAGGCATTGAGAAAAGTTTAAATAATCCTAAGAGTCAGGCAGGAGTATTTGGGCGCTTTAGAAATGCTTTGGGAGTACTGTCAAAGAAAGACCTTCCTTTAGAAGATATGATCAGTGATACTGATGGATATGGCAAAGATTTGATTAATTTCTTTGTAGGGCTAGCAGACTATAGAGAAAACTTTATTCAAAATAGTAGCAAGGATGGTGACAATAAAGTTCGGTACCAGTTTAGTGCCCCTAAACTAATTCATCAAATCCTGCGTGATATAAAAGCTGGAGCTGTACAAGACCCTTTAAGCGTTTTGCTTGGTAAGCGGTTTGCTCAGCTAAGTCAAGAAAACCAGCGGCTGATTGGTTTAACTTATCTCAGCGGCATTAAACAGGATAAAGGCAGAGAACGCAACTTCCACGCAATGCAGGTGGGAGATAACATTATGGCTCAGCTTGCTTTTTACGGCAATCGAAATACTTTCACTCAAAAGAACTCTCGCGGTGAAGTAGTTATGGTGTCGAAGTTTTTGATGCCAACACTAGCAGATAAACAAACAATGCCTATTCTGCAGGCGCCTGCTATGAGCGCAAAACAAGCAGGTATTGTTTTAAATGAGTCTGTGAAAGACAAGGCATGGGAGTCGCTTAAGTTCAAGGATGTAGTACCCAATGTAAAGGGAGCATATCAAGGAACTTTGAAAGATAGCATTGATCTTGAGGTAGATCGTATTATGAGTATTCAATCAGGTAACACTGAGGGAATGACTGCTGCACAACGTGTGGCGGTAGGCTTTGTGATGATGCCCGGTTTAAATGGTTTAGCAGAAGCTTTTGTTGAGGGGAAGATTAGTCGGGCAGACTTTAGGGATAAAGTTCACAGTAAGGCTGTAGGAATGTTTGAAGAAGCTATGGATGCAGATATCCAGCATATGCTTCGTGAAACGAAGGGTACTATTTGGGAGGAAACAACTAAAAGAGATGGCCCTAAAACGATTGGCAAATTAAATCAGTTTAATGCTTCTAAAGGAAGGAGGAATACGCCGTCAGACTTTGTCAGGATGCATGTTGCTCCTGGTTTAGATTCTGTAAATAAGGGAGGTATGCATAAGGTTGCTTTTGTAGCTTACCTCGCTAAGTATTCTATGGATAGCTTAAATGTCCGCACTGGTATCATCATGGATACTATGGGCGATCCGGGGGCCTTTGTAAAAACTGACAAGGACACGGGTAAGATTAAGCAGGCTAAAACAGCTACTAATTTAGGTAAGCGCTTTGCTTCTCTTATCGCACCAGGTACTTCTATCCCGTTTGTTTCTTTTAACGACCGGAATGGTAATCCAGTATCTAATGAAGCGGTGAACTTCTTGGTTATTCCTTCTCGCATAGTATCAAAAGCAACACATTATGACTACCTAGAAAAGATTGGGCAGTCTGCTGATGAGTTGTCTATGCAAGAGCATTACGATAGTGCAGATGCTGCAGAGTATACAACTGTAGAAGAACACTTAGGTATTCTTTATGCTCAAGGTAAAATTTCAAGCTTTGAGTTAGAGGGTATCCTAGGTAAGATTGCTAAGGGTAAAAAGCTAGAGAAGGCAGAGCTTGCTTGGTTTCAGCCTATGAAACCTGTAACTACAGCGCGTGTGGGAAATCACATGTTGTATGTAAAGAGCGCTTCTTTTCCGTTAGTACCCCAATTAACCCAGGGCACAGAGCTAGATAAACTGCGAGTGTTTATGGAAGGCAACAATGTCCAGCGTGCTGCATACGATAGTGCAGTAAAGTTGGGCAATGAGTGGGCAGATCCAAATGACAAACAAGCTACAGAAGATGAGAAAATGATTCCTGTGCATGAAGGTGCTAATGTCGTAATTGATGAAGAGCCTTTACGTATGCGCGTGATTCGTAATGTGAATCGGAAGTATATGCGTATCCAGCAAGAGGTACCCACAAGCAAGACGAATGAAAAGGTACACGGTTCTCAAGTAGCTAAGCTGCTTCTTGTGGATCTTATTGATGCAAAGTTCGAGTTGAATGGGGAATCTTTGACTGGGCGTGATATGCATGGGAAGTACTTGCAAGCACGTAGAGATGAGCAAGATGCTCGCTTGCGGTTATTTTCAGAGCGTTATGGGTTGACTATTGATAAGGAAAATAACCTATATCATACCCCAGAATCGAAGCAAAAGTTTGCTGAACGTATTCAAGAAGAAGGCATTAGTAGGGGCTATGGTCCAAATGAATTGGCACACCTTTACTTTGACGATAAGCTAAATGCTTTTACAACTCCTTTAGAAGCAGGACCTAGCTCAGAGCGTATTGAGAACCTTATTAAAAGCATTGTCTTTAGTGAGGTATATGAACCTAGTATTGAAGGCTTTAGCGGCCCTATACGTCCAGAAGTAGGCCTGAAGACGCTTGATGATAAGCTTGTTGACCAAAGTGATATCATGTGGCTTAAGAAAGGGGGCAAAAAGATTTTCAAGGGTAATAAGCTGAAGGTTGCTAAGAAAGGGCAGCTGGACCAGATCATTATGCCGTGGAAATACAAGGCATCCCTTGAGAAGTACATGGATGATGACGGTAATATTAATGCAGATGAGTTGCCACCAGAGTTGCTGAAGACTTTCGCCTACCGTATCCCCGGCCAGCGTAAGAGTTCTTCGGCTGCTTTTGAGATTGTAGGGTTCTTGCCTGCAGAGTATGGAGATACTTTAATTGTAAATGAAGAGTTGGTAGGACGCGTTGGGCAAGACTATGACATTGATAAAATGTTTGGGTTCTTGTACTCGATTGAGCAGGCAGAAGATGGTATTATTTCTATAAATAGAGGAGACGATACTACCAAGAATCGGTTAGCAAAGGCTCGCAATGAGCAGGTTGATATTTATATCGCTTCTATGGAAGCTATCGACATTGCTGTGGAAAGGGCGGTTCATGCTCCTGTAACCGATGGGTACGCGAATAGTCTTGCGGATCAGATGGACCAGCTTTTGCACGATGATGCTGTTTTAGGATTGCCTATGAGCCAGTCTTATAACTCTCGTAAAGCAAATGCTGCTCGTAGTGCTAAAAAGTCTATCGGAGTATTTGCTGTTCACAACGTGTTGCATGCGCAGCTTCAGCAATCGTTAGCTGCGAGTCGCAATGGTGGGATAGAGTATATGCCAGAGGGCTTCGTTACTATTTTATCAAAGCCAGGGGCAGAAAAACCTACAGAGAATACCAATTTCGGGGATATGGGTATCCATGATACTTCTTTTATCCTAGATTATAAGAATACACCAGTCGCAGGGAACCGAAGTGATCAGTTTAGCCGTCTTCTAAATCATGCGGTAGACAATGAAAACAACGGGTTACTAGACAAGCTAGGTATTACAGAAGATACTTGGTCATTGTGGACAGGTTTAACTCATATGGGCTACAACCAAGAAACAATTGGTCTTCTTGTAGCCATGCCTGCTGTTCAAGAGTACTTGACTGCTAAGTCACGTAGCCGTCGTTTAGGGGATTCTAAAGAACTAGAAGTAGGAATTTTTATTGACCAATATGCCAGACAGCTTGTAGATAGTAAGACTGGTAAGGTAGACTTAGAAAGTATGCCAGCTTTAGACAAAGAGTCTATGCTGGGAATGGCTCAAGGCGTTTCAGAACTATCTGAAAAAGAGCAATCTATGATGAATTTCCAAGCGTTATTAGCAGTAGACAAGCTTGAAAATCTTAGGAAAGATGTGGCAAAAGTACAGAACCATATGCAGCTCGATACTAAGCGTCCAAAAACAATGGTTGCTTTACAGGTAGCTATTGCTAAAATGGAAATGCCTAATAAAACTGAGTCTAATGGAAATGTGCTGCCTCTGGATGAGGCTATTGGAGCAACAGGTGCGACGGTTAGCGGTCAAGTTTCTGGATTAGTTGCAAATACTGCAATGACTTTGATGAATCTGCAGCAAAACATGCTTCCTATGTCGGATGTCATGCAGCTGGTAAAGGACTTCCAAAAAGCAGAGTTATACGATAGCGTTGAGAATAGTATTACCACACTTGTAAAGGGGGCAAAAAGTGCTACTTATGCGCTGTTTACTGAAAAGATTTCAGGTAAGACCAGCGAAGAGATTCGTTCTGAAGCTCATGACATTGATACAGGCGGCATAGCTACGCGTTTGATTAAAGCTCGTCAGAATAAAGCTGTAGCGAATAACCCCTTTATTAAACAGCTGGTAGCTGTAAATGCGCCTAATACTTATCCGCACATAGAATTTCCTGGGGATAGGCAATTGGAGTCAGATCCAATTGAATTACAACGAGCGTTTTTAGATTTACTACGCAGCTCTGATCCGGAAGTCAAAGCTTTTGCAGAGTATCTAGTATCGTATGCATTAGCTACTAGCGGAGGTCGTTTAAAGGCAAGAGGGTATTTGAAGTATGTACCTGCTGAATACTTACAGTCAAAAGGTTTAGGAGATACGGTAAATACTGGGGCAATATCAGAAGTCCTTAACAATCCTTCTAAGATTACTGAGATTGTACGCCATAACTCTGAGTTAGCTCCAAGATTCAATAAATTTTCAGAAGCTGGAATTAAACTAATACAAGGAGTTCCCCATCAACGTGTAGGCAGTGCTTCTTTTAAAGGACATGTACGCGTGGGTAATAAGTTATACGCTCCTACAGAAGACCTGCCGGGCCGTGACTTAGATGGTGTAATGGTCCAACAGTTAAAAGTTGTAACTGAGCTAGGGGACTATTTAACGGATGAGTACTCTACTCGTTCTCAGCCTAGTGACAAGCTTCCAACTGCGAAACGACCCAAAGGCCCTTCTTTGTCAGAAAGTCCAAATATGCCGGTGCAGTACTACGACTCAATTACTGATGCTGTACCGCCAGAAATGGGCAGTTTTCCTGAAGGTGTGACAGGTCCCCCAGCTAATATGGGCTTAGAGGGGCCTAAGAAAAAAGTGAATGATGAAGTCGTACGATCTGATAACCCAAATAAAATGCCTATGGGCATTAAAGAGTTTTTGGCTATTTCAGAGTTACGTAATAACCCTTTCTTACAAGAGTTAGCCAGAACACAGGAAGCGCTGTCTCCTGAAGATCGCGTCACTGTTGTTGTAAGCGACGATTTGCCAGGTAAGGGTAAGTACAATGCGGGAACAAACACGGTAACTCTGCGCCGTGATATGATAAACGATTCTCGGGCTGTAACGCATGAAATGATTCATGCCTTTACTAGTTTATCTATTAAGGTTGTTCAAGGGCAAGCTAAAATTTCTGATCCTAAGAAGAAGGCAGAAATGGAGGCGGCAGTAAACGAGTTGAAGAAACTCTTTAAAATTGTACGTAGCCCAGAGTCCATTGCAAAAATGGGGTTGAGCTTTGCAGGTCAGCAACAGGCAATGAGAGGCTATAGAGCTTTCCGTTCTCAAAGAGACGGTAAGACTTTAAGTGCCGAAGAGTTGTTGGACGTAGAGTTCTTCAAAGAAAACTTAGATGATTACTACGCTTTTGTAAGCTTAGAGGAGTTTGTAGCAGAGTCGTTTTCTAACAAAGCTTTTGCTGAAAGAATGTCTAAGCTGTCGTTGAACCGTAATGAAACTTTCATTGACAGGTTTATTGCAGCTGTAAATAAAGCTTTGATGGCTTTAGGCGTAAACTTTGGTAAAGACACTGAGTTCTTAAGAGAAGTGTATACTGTAAGCATGGGCATAGTAGACATTCAAACAGGCGGTCAGATTGGTTTGATACCTGGTCAGGATATACCGTCAAGCGATTTGATTGATGGTGTAGCAGCTGCAGACGTTGCCGGACAGAATCTGAGAGGGGTAGATCAGATGCAGGCATACAAGGAAAAGCGTATTAGACAGTTTGAGGAATTGAAGAGTCGCTACAATGGTAACAGGGAGTTTGTACGTAGAGTAGAGGCTAGGCTAGTGCAAGAGCGCAAGGACTTACAAGCGCTTACTGATGATAGTGTAGAGGTAACGCCCGACTATATGCTGTCTGTAGGTCAAAGAGAGCTAGACTTTGCACGTCGCACTATTGAGAATGTCGACTCTACTGACCCGCAGATTGACATGGCATTAAGTGCCTTAGAGAATATCTATAGTGTGGTCGAGTTCTACGATAAGAGTAGGGATATATTAAGAGACCCTGCGCTGGTGGATGTGGCTACTGCTTTACGTAAAGAAGCATCGGAGTTAAAAGATAACTACTTGGATAAAGCCCGCGATATCTTACGACGTGATGCTATGCAAGAGCTGGGTAAACTTGGTGTTAATGTTAATGCTGATAGTTTCCAGACGTTGGAGCAAACGGGTTGGTTGAAGTCTCGTCTTATGGACGCCTCACGTCAGGGTACAACAGAACTTTCTTTCTTGGATAAGATTGTAAGGGATGCTAGTCAGAAACAAAGAGTCGCGTTTAACTCTCGTGCTAAGCGGTATATGGATTCTAGTAAACTGTTTAAAGAAACGGCTTACTTTAAGAAACACGGTTGGAACGGGATGGTACAGCTAGATGCAAAGGGTAACCCTACTGCTAATATGCTGACCATGCTTAGCGGTTCTTATGAGGCTGAGTACGATTTAAAGCGTGCGGAATTGGGTAATACTAAAGCTTTCTACGATTGGAAGAAAAGTGTAACTGGTCGCATTGATATCGGTGCTATGTTCGATCTAACTGGCACTGAAGTCAAAAGGAAGAACAACCCTAAATACCTGGAGTATTTGACTAAAACCTATGGCAAAGCTGGTGCAGCAGAGTTTTTGCAGCAGCAGGAAACAATGCTACAGGAATATTTAGATATGCGAACAAGTGAGTTTGATACGTTGGACATTACTCTAGGAGAAAATGCGGCGGATGCAAAGGCTTTATGGGATGCAAAGAATAGTCCTATCCAAGCATACAAACGTGCAGAAGGTAAAGGCGGACGTCGTATCAAGGGTGCTACTGGGAGGTTCTTATTGGACATTCCTTTACGCACTTTGAAAGGTAAAGCCACCGGTTATTATGATGCTAGGTTTGCAGAGCTGCAAGCTGATCCTGAAGCACTAGCATTTTATAATGACTACCGTCAGCAGATGAAGGAAATGATGGCTATGCTTCCTGCGCATAAGATGACACGTGAAGCCCACCTGGTACGTAATGGACTGTTTATCCCAGCAATTGCGAAATCATTGACGAACGATTTATTTAAATCTGGGGGACTGGCAAATATGATGGAGCAGCTTCCTGATAATATTCGAGGCGCTTTCACTATTGACCCTTCCTATAATGTAAATAAACTCATCGACCCTGTTACGGGGCGACCGCGTCAAGAACTGCCTACATACTTTTTAGGGCAGGTCGATCCTGAAAGTCAGGAGTATGATATGGATAGGACATTCCTTGCTTTTGCTATGATGGCGACTACTTACGATAGTAAGAACGCCATTGAGGATAAAGTCCGAATGACTAAGAGTGTGATGGGCAATGCACGTATGCGCACTAATAAAAAAGGCCTTACTGAAACACTCTTAAACAAACTAGGGGCGGAGTCACCTCCTGGGTATGCAGATGAAGCCAGTAGGGAAACTACTATGAAAACTGTAGATACAGTAGTAGATACTTTCTACGGGTACCAAGGTGCAGACGTAACGTATGCAGCGGGTAGGAATCTGTGGACAAAGGAGCAGACGGAAAAAATAGATGCTTTGGAAGAAAACAAACTGGCTGCTAAAACAGAGGAAGAAAAAGAGCGGATTCAAAATGAAATTGATGAAGCTACTCCACAAGTAAGTGTAGGTAAAGGTGTTCGCGGTATGCAGCAGTTTATTCAAGCAAAGGGTATGGCGTGGAATGTCCCAGCAGCTGTTGTTAACATGGTGTTTGGTGCTATAAGCGTCTTCAAACATGCAAGCGGTCAACGTGACTTTACTGAAGCAGACACTCGTAAAGCTACAGGTATCATGCTTAACAGTACCTGGAATAATATGAGTTTGAATACAGGGCTAACACAGAATGCTGCAGCGTTGAAGATTCAGAATATGATGATCAACTTTGATGTACTTAAGGACTTTACAGAGATGCGCTATGATGTCCGCAAGTTTGTCAATCAGGCAAGTGAAGCAGGGGTTAACCAAGCAGCACGCCAGGGCTTTAATAAACTAAGGATGTACGAGATTCAACGTAGCTCTGAGTATTTTGTATACGGACAGGGTACTATTTCAGTACTGTTGAACGAAAAAGTAGATGGCAAAAGTTTATGGGAGCATATGAATGCAGACGGTGTTATTGATATTGATGGGTACCGCCCGGGTGAAGAAAAGCATTTGGCTTTGATGAATAAGATTGACCAGATTAACAAACGCATTCACGGTAACTATGACCCAGCAAGCCCTATTGCAATTAAGAAAACATTGCTTGGCCCTCTTCTTATGCAGTTCCGTAGCTGGTTGCCTGAAGCAGTAGCATCTAGATTTGAGAAAGAAAAGTACGATCCGTATCTGCAACGAACTGTAAAGGGTACGTATCAAACAATGTTTTTTAGTAATGCTATGCGTAAGCATCTAGGCGCAATGCTGCCAATGCTTATGCCTAGTTGGGCACGTACGAAAGGCATGAATGAAATGAGTTCAGAAATTTCTGAAGTAGATCAAGAAAACATTAGAAAGTTCGGAGCCAGCTTACGCCAGTATCTTCAAGTAATGATTCTTATTTCTGTCTTACGTGCCTTGAAAGATGATGAAGACGATAAAGAATCGTTAATGATTCTGAATGCAGGTCTGAATGTAGCGGACAGAGTTGAAAATGACTTAGCTTTGTTCGGTCGTCCTGGGGCATTCTTAGACATGACTCAAGGAGATTTCTTAGCTGCAATTGGAGCAGCTAGCGACGTTGAGAAATTTGGAGAAGCTGTAGTTAAAACAGCGCAAGGAGATGGAATGATTGAAACCGGCGTTTACGCAGGTAAGTCACGAATGTGGCATCACTTCCAGAAACTAGTACCACACTTAGGTTCAGTACAACGTATGTCTAATAACTTGGATCGTGAACTAGGCTCTTAACAAATGACACATAAAACAATCTTGAAAACGCTTAGCCTACTCTGGTTAAGCGTTTTTCTTTCGTATAATAATAATGCTCAATGCGACGTGTCTATTACGGGAGTCGACGTCAATACCTATGAGGTTACGGTTGAAGTAATTAATTCTACTGGTTGTACAGCAAACGGTCCCGGCGGAGTAGACGGCGCGGTAACTATGCTGCAGATAGG